CTACTTTTCTAGTCCTGGGAAGATCATATACACTTGCCATGTCTTGCCATCATCGCGCGACATGTAGACCGTCTCGCCTTCCAACTTGAACCGAACACCCGGTGGCGGATTTTTTAGCTTAAACATGTGCCCACCTTCTCTGCTAGCCTTTCTGAGACATAGATTTGCCTGCTGCTAACTTCGCCTTTTTGCTGTTCATCGGGTCGTGCAACACGCGACTTGCTGCCTCCCTCGCGTTGCGGCGAACCTGTTGGCGACGTTTCTGCCCAGTCGCTCTGTTGTTGCGGCGCGCTCGAAAATGAATGCGTCCATCAATTTCCTGAAACTGGAAATCGTGCACCAAACCACAATCACAACATGCGATACGGTGAACCTCTTGTGAGCAGTCCACCCAATCCGTATAGCCTTCATTTTCTTCGCGCTCCATGCGCTGCGGATATTTGACCATGACCGCACCTATTCTGCTCCAATCAGTCGTAGCCCCAAGAGCGGGCAATGCGTTTGAAGTTCTCATATTTCGCCTGCTGCTCGACCGTGTTGCCAGGCCTTGATGCAAGCTCGGAAAACGGGACGCCGATTGGCTCGCTTGGGTCGCGCCCACAACTGATAGGAACATCGCCCGGCAGCGGCTCATATGCCTCATGATCGGCCACAGGGTGATCGCAAGCGTCGCAATACCAACCACCTGACATTATCCCCGTTGATGGGTCAGCCGGCTCATATGTGTCGCTGATATCGCCACCGCATTTCGGACAGTCTATATGCATTTGGGCACCTACTTTCGTCTCGTTCGCGACGGCCCGACCGTGTTGTTGTAGACCGTCTTAGCGCTAACCTCGATGCCGAACTTTTCGTTAAGCTCATCGATGATCTGCCATACGAACGCGCCAGCATTTCGGCGCTTCTGGGCATATTTGATCGGTTTGCCCTGAAGCTTCGGCACCGGCCCCGGCTTGTACGCTTCCGTCTCCATCTTGTGACGTATGCCGGCACGTGTACGCTCTGAGATCAGGTCTCGCTCAAACTGTGCAATCGCGGCCAGCATATTCACCATTAGGCGTCCGGCCGGCGTGGTTGTGTCGATGCTGTCAGTCAAACTGATGAAACCGACGTTGCGCTCTTCAAGATACTTCATTCGCTGCAGTAAATCGACTATTGATCGACCGAAGCGATCGAGCTTCCACACAACAATCGTGTCGCCTGGATCGGCCATGGCAATAACCGCGTCCAACTGTGGACGCTTACGGGCCGCACCCGACACCGTCTCGGTGAAGATGGCTTTTTTCTTCACGCCGTAGTCAAGCATCGCTTGCACTTGTTGGTTGACGCTCTGGTCCTTGGTACTAACACGTGCGTATCCGATCAACTGGGCTGTTCGTCGTTTTGGCATTGAAAAATCATTTCCTTGAATCCTCAATTATTTTTACACATACACCTTGCCAACTGTCAAGCCCGTTGTTATATGTCAATCAGCAACGGGAGATTTGATATGCACGACGATCGCAAGCACCACGTGACCTCAGCCGTTGAGGCGGCGTTGATGGAAGTGGCTGCGGTGACTGGCGCAAGTTTCGAGGAGGTTCTGTCAATCGCGTCGTCCAGAATTACCGAGCTGCAAACCGCACTCGGCGAGGCAGATGTCCAATACATCGACCCGGTTGAGACACCGGCAAGCCAGATCGAACAGCTGTGAGTAGAAAGGGCCGGAACTATGGGTGACGATCATCTCTATCCGCCAGATCACGATGACGAAGAGACAATCTTCAGCCGCTGGATCGAATGTCTGGACGAGGAGGTCATGCAGAACGACCACGGATACGAGCCGGGTGAATTCCTTGTCGATCCCGACGCATGGCGACCGCTTTTCGATGAAGGCTTGACGCCGCAGGAAGCATTCAACCGCGCCCTTCAAGCGCATCAAAACGGATAGGAAGAATAGGCCGGAACTATGACAAACGTTACACCCGCAATGCTAAAGGCATTGGCCGACGGAGACATGGAGAACGCCATCACGGCTGCTACACCGGGCGGCATCGAGGCGCAGGAGGCCGCTGGACAGCAGGGCCTAGTGCGAACATTCAGCCAGTTTCCCAAAGAATATCTAGGTCGGGGCGACGCTGCGACAGCGCAAAAATACCTGCTGTCGCTTGGGTTCCAATTCGGTGATGATATCGATGACCTATTCGTTTCTGTCACGCCACCGCCCGGCTGGTCAATCAAGGCTACTGGGCACTCGATGCACAATGATGTCGTAGATGACAAAGGCCGAGTGCGACTCGGTATCTTCTACAAGGCGGCGTTCTATGATCGGCGCGCAGACTATCGCGTCAACCGACGCTACGAAGTCCAGACGGATTACGACGGTGAGTATGAGAACGGAACCGTGACTTGCAATGTCGTTGACCGAGCAACTGGCAGTATCATTTTTCACGGCGACACAGCTCCCCAGAAATGGGGGGATGAGCGTGAGCAAGTCGACAAGTCCTGCAATGAATTTCTGAGCGCCAACTTCCCCAAGCATAGCGACCCGTTTGCCTATTCTTGGGACGTGGCAGAATAGGCCGGTAATGGAGAGGCTGCCGGAAGATCCTAAAGAACGGGCCATGTGGAATGAGATGGTCGATGTGCTGGCTGATGGCAATCGCCTTAAGCTTATTCACCTCAAGCTGTGGTTTATCGCCGACATGACCCCAAACAAAAAACTCGCTCGAACACTCGCCCTGATCGCGAATGACCTTGATGACCTTCTAAATCAACACCAGGAAGAATAGGCCCGTGATGTGGAAGCCAATCGACAGCGCGCCAAAGGATGGAACTCGCATCATTGTTTGGTGCGATGCGTGGAACGCGCCCTCATCGGGGTGTTGGTATGGCAGCTGGTGGGGCGTTGTCTATGAACTGGGCGCCTTTGTGCATCAGCCAACTCACTGGCAGCCAATGCCTGATCCGCCATCAGAAAGCGACTAGAAAGGTACGCCGATACTACAGATCCGCCTGCTGCATCATCTCTCTAGCGCGGTCGTAGACCTCTTTCGTCATGCACGCGGCCTTGGCTTGAGCCGGCTTTTCGAGCTGCGGCAGGTCCATACGTGAGTAAACCACGACGTCAGACCGCTGCATTAGCATCATGCAAATATCGCGGGTCGGCACCGGGATGGCCGCATGCGTTGCAGCCTCCATTGTCGTGATCACAATCACAAGCATCCATTTCATTCGAAACCACCCGTCATTGCTATGTCCACACCATGGAACGCAAACGCGAGCGCTATCACAACGTAACACATTATACAGAAATTGCGATCAACAACCCGCAGCACGCGCCTTAAGACAGAACGAGTTTTGCGACGCCTAACAGCTCTTTCCACGCGATCTTTCCGCCTAACACCATGCCGACGGCCATCAACGCCAACCATGCCTTGAACAGGCGTTGCGCCCACTTCCATACGTCGTCGAGCTGCCAACGCCGTTTTGGGGCTGTAGCCTGTTTGGCCTGCAAGTCTTTCATTCCAGTCTCTAACAATTCGACCTGGTCGATCAGCCCTTGTTGACCGTTCTGCCCTTTCAAAAATATCTCTAGGCCGGTCACTCGCGAGTCGAGCGCCTGCAACATGATCATAAGTTGCGAGTCGTTCTGCATTCGTGACAGCCATTTCAAGATACCTTTGGTTCGGTTTTTGGTTTGCCTTTCGGTTTCGTGCCAACATTCTTTGCGTCACATGGCGCGCTGTATATCGTTTCCTTACCCGTCTTCAGGGTTTGCCAGCGCGAATTGTGTTCCGCGATCCCGCGTTGAGCAGAACACAAACTATCTTTTTTGTACTCAATCGGCGGCAAAGCTTTCAGCAATGCTTCTGTATTATTTGGCGAAGGGATCGATCGGCCGGCGCACCCCGTCAATGCGTGCAGAGCGAGACTTGCGCCCAGCGCGGTTAGCAGCTTTGATGCCTTTGTCATTGCGATCCTCGATTGTCTTGATGACATCGGCCGCGACGCGCGCATCGCGCCGACCCAAGTAGATGTTGACGCCAATCACACTGATGAGACCAGCAATCAACCCGAGACCCAACCGCGTCTTGAGAAACGACACTATGACGCCTATGACCGCGCTCATAGCCAACCTCCTGGGCCAGCCCCGCCTGTCTCACCTTCCATCATCCCAGACGGTGTATAGGCGCCGTTTTCATAATCGTTGATCTGGCGGTCTTGCATCCACTGCATAATCACAGCCACGCCGACAAACAAAACAGCGATGACCAACAGTGCGACCCAACCATAAGTGGTTACGATCTTCGCGCCGGCATCCAATTGCGCCTTGGAACTGTTGAGCAGCGCAACCGAGCCGCCGGCCGTGCTGAGCCCAAAAAACGCCTGTATGCCCTTCATCAAATCCGCCATGCGAAACTTAGCCGAATGCTTGCGCATTATGCTCGCCGCAGCACGCTTGGGCTGCTTTGCCGGCTTCATTGCGTCGACCTGTTCGCTCGTGTGCCAGCTCGTGTCTTGCTTGGGATAAGATTTCCACGACAGCTGAAAATGCGGCGTGTCCTGGAAGCTGCGCCAATCGCCGCCCCATTCCACATCAACCTGCAATTCTTCGGCCGCCGACTTCATTGCAGCCGCCACGGCCGTGCTGTCTGGCGGGCCCCATTTCAGCTTTCCGCGTTCAATAGCGCACAGATCGATAGCGTGGCCAGTCAAATGGCGTGAGTTCAATGTGCGAGACTTACCTTGCGCAACCAGCTGACGCTGGCGTGGCAAGCTCCGCAGACCTTCCACAACCATGAAATCAACGGTGGTCAGTTGCAACGCCCGGTGGACAACTTGCAGCAAGTCCGGGTGCAAGCCTCTCATGCGCTGTTGGCTGGTGTCTCCAAATCGGTACATGCGTCTGTCTCTGCCTCCCCGCAACGTGCGGGCCAGTGTTTGGCGGTTTCTGTACGCAATAACCTAGTCGTCGTGCTCACCGTCAGCACGCTTTGATCGCGAACCAACAAATCACGACCGTACGCCGTCAATCGGTAGTGGTGCGGCAAACCGTATCCACCTGCAATTTCAATTGCGCGGCATATTCCCAAATCAACCAACGCTGCGCGAACGCGGCTCTCGTCAATTTCACAATGCGCAACAAGTTCTTTCACGGTTAAAACATGGTGCTCAAATAACCGGCTGAGCATTCGCACGGACACATCAGGCAAAACACGGTGACTGGTTGCTTCCATAATGATCACCTACGGCATACCACTACATTTGCTGCTTATATAAATAACGCACTCAGTGCTACACTTCAACGCAGTTAACAAAATGTCATCGCACGGTTAAACGAAAAAAGGGCCAAGCACCAAAAGGTGCCCGGCCTCAATTGCTATCCATATTGTCACGGTTTTGTTACCAGCCGACGCGCACACCAACCTTGCCAGCTGAGTGTCGGCCGTCTTCCGATATTGCGCCGCCAATAAAACCGCTCACGCCCTTGCGAAACCGCATAATACCTGTCGCGCCAAATGCGGTGTCGCCCGCATCCGAAATACCAAACCCGCCCGAGATGGCAAACCGTTCGCCTTCCTCAAGCCAGATCGGTATCGACAACGCCGCGCTTAAGGCTATGGCCTTACCGGCATCGAAATCACGACCGTCGCGGCCATTTTCCCCGTCGGCACCGTCTTTGCCGGCAACGCCTTGCGCTCCTGCGTCGCCCTGGTCGCCTTTGTCACCCTTGGGGCCCGTCGGACCTGCGACGCCCTGCGGCCCTTGCGGGCCATCCGCACCAGGCTGACCCGTTCTGCCCGGCGCTCCTGTGCGACCGGTCTCGCCCGTGTCGCCCTTCGGCCCTTGCGGTCCAGCTGGGCCTGTAGCACCGATTGGCCCGGCTGGTCCGGCCGGACCCGTTGCGCCAGTCGGACCGGGTGGTCCGCGCCTACCTGGTGTCCCTGTGCGCCCGGTCTCACCCGGTGGACCCCTTTCGCCTTGCGGACCTCGCTCGCCTTGCGGCCCGCGCTCTGGGACATCACTTTGTTTTGCCGTTTTGAAATTTGTCGCAGCGGCCATACTCACAGTCGGCAAAATCAGAGCGCAGCCCAGCGCCATGACTTTCAACAATCGCATCAAATCGTCCTCCATCCCGAACTACGATAGCGGGCAGACTAGATGCGTTGATGAACAGTCACCTGAAACGATTGTGAAGATTTCGTGTTGCCACCATTGTAACACAACGCCGGGCGCAGGACGCGGTCGTCAGATATCCTGTTCGGTGATGGTCAAATCGTTGAACATTGCATTTTGCACTTGCCGCTCCACCAATAGCGAGATTCTCGGATACTCCAACCGCGTGTCAAAGCCGCGCAAACCATTTAACAACCAATGGTCTGCCTTTGTCACTCCGGCAATCGAAGCAAAGATGTCATCCATGCTTTGCAATGTGAAATTATCAATCGCATTGTGCATCCAAATTTTGACCGTAACGTCGGAAAGGCAATCAATCAAGATTTGCTGTTTGAATATCCCTGTCTCCTTGCTGGCAGTTAGAGATGTACGTTTGCCCGGTTGCGCTTCGTACTCTGACGTTGTGGATTTTGATGATGCGACACGATCCGTAGTCTCGCGTTCCAACGTCGCTGTCAGTTGTATTGTGAATGTGGTTTTACCCGAAGCGCCAACGGCCGCCGAACCATAAGAGACCGTTTGCGACAATGAGATACTTGATGACAGCCCAACAAGGTGTCGCTCTGACGTTTCCGATTCCGATCCAAACTCAATTTTGCGCTTGATTGGCTTGGCAGATTTGTTGTCGATGGTGTCAACATCGACACGCTGCGTTTCAGTGCTCAATCTAGTTGGTGGTTTGACCTCAATGCCGTAAACGGACAGCGGACGCAAATCAGACACTTCGATCCAACAATGCGAACGCGGATAAAACCGAACGCGCGTGGCCGTTTGATCCATAATTTTTTCACTCGTGAACTTTTCGCCGCGCGTAAACCCTTTGACGAAATTGTGCCGGTTGTCGGGATGTTTAGCATGCGCGAGGATAAATGCTATTTCGCTGGCGATTTCTCTCATGGCGTGCAGTCGTCGTCTGCGCGCATCGATAATCCATTGTCTGTTCATGTCCTTGCCTCCTTTGCTGGACGGTTATGACTGAGCATGTGGCATGCCACGGAAATCGAACTTCACCACCGATCGCCCGTCGGCGTTAACTGCGCGAATATCACCAATAACTGAATTGTTGCTGCGTTCGCTGCGGGTCCGCGTCCAGTGCGTCATGACCATTGAATTATCGGTGAGCGTTACCGACTGCGCCGTTTCTGACCAATAAACCACGTCGCCAACAGCGACTGTCCCGCGAACCGGTACCGCAAGCTCGCCGGCAATAAGAACTCGACCAGCAGTTTCTGTCAGCTCCTCTGAAACCACGCCATTTGGCAATGCTTCAGGTACGCCGGTTCGCGGCTGCGCCAATTCAACTGTCGTGCCGTTTGGTCCGACAATTTGAACAGGCGTGCCGATGGCGATGTCCTCGCTTGCTGATTGCGGGCGCACATACGGTAGCGACACGCCGTAACCGCGCACAAGTCCAAGAATGAGCCCGCGCAACTCGTCTGTCAGTGCGTTTGTATCGGCGTTGCTTTCATAGAGTGTCTTGACGCTTGCGGCCGCCGTGCGCAACGTCGCTTGCAAACCGGCAGTAATGTAGATCTGCGCGCGCGCGCCAGCCGGCGCGGTCAAATCCAAAAGTTGCCCATTGGCAGGCGTGTTTTGTGCCAGCTGCGCGGGCGAATCACCCATCGTCACCGGCAAACCCGAATAGACGTCATCAACTGGGTTCGTCGGAAGCGCGATCGGCAATGCAAAGTCGTTGGCGCCGTCCGTGCGGCCAACCATCACCGCATACGCTGTGCCCGCTTTCATTGCCACTGCTGGCGAAAAGTTGAAAAACAACGTGCCGTTTGACCCAAGCGTTGCGGTTACCGACTCACTCGAATTGACGGCAATCAAGGCGCCGGTCGACGTGTTGATGCTCGCAACAATGGCTTGATACGTGCCCGTGTTGAAAAGCGGGCGGAACGTGGCTGCCACCCGCAGAATGTCGAAATCCTCAGTTGGGATAATGATGTTGCCCTTAAATGCAAATGCCGACGTTGAGGCTGTGGTTGCACTGGCCGCCACGACAGACCGTGCGGCAACTCGCCCGGTTGGCAGTTGCGGTGCGACACGTGCCCAAATACCTATGCGGTGCGTCGTGTTGAGGGAGGTGATATCTTCGTATCCGGTACCGACCTCAATGACATTTGTGCTAAACCTGATGCTGTAGCTGCTGGCTTGGACCGGAAGATTGTTTGTAAACGTTTGTTGTTGGCCAGCATTGTTGTTAATGTAGGTTCTATTGCCTTGAGCAACCGCAAACACGACAGCATACCATCGGCCCGGTTGCACGGCCACAGGCGATGCAAAGTCAAATGTTTTGCCGCCAGCCGTCGTATAAGCCACCATGGCCGACGACCCAAGAACATCAACAACTGTGCCGTCGATGTCCCCGTCATTGGAAATTTCACAGATGTACGCTCGCATTGACTGGTTGTTGGGGATGCTATGCGTCGCGATCTGCGCGTCAACGCGCACAATGTCGAACCCTGCCGTTGGCCGAAACGGCACACCGATTGCATCACGGTCGTAAGACGAAATTGACGATGTAAACGATTCCGCAAACCCCGAACGAATGACCGAACCTGTTCGCACACCCGCTATAACCGAGTCGGCCGGCGGGTTGGGTGAAGACGCAATGACAATGCGGTCATTCGCAGCGTCGGGTGTAAGCACAATGCCGGTGCCGGCAACAAGCTGCAACTCATCGTTGGCTTGGTCGGCTACTACATCGACGCCGTCAACGTCGATCGTGCCAAACGCGTTGCCGCCACCGCCGCCCGTGCCGCCTGGTATCTTGCCTGCCGGTATGTCGTCTTCGTTGTTGGTTTCTGCCCAGTCTGCAACGAGTGCCCGAACTCTGGCATCAATCTGTGCTTCGCCAAATTGATCTGGCGCTTGGATAGGACCGCGGAAATCAAACAACACGGTCGCCATTTGGTCGCTACCAACCGCGATGATTTCGCCAAATGTGTGATTAACCGTACCCTCGGACTGGTTCGTCGTCCAATGCGATGTGTGCATTCCGCCGACACCATCACTGACGCTCAGCAAAGTGCGGCTCCAATAGACGTATGCGCCGACTGCAAGGTCACCAAGCACCACTAGGCTAATTTCACCGGCGACTAAGACGCGACCATCGCTGAACGTAATTTCTTCCGATACAACGCCTTTCGGATAAACCGCAGGCGAACCCGATGTTGGAACTGGTAGCGCAGTTTCGTCCGACCAGTAAATTGGCGTCCCGACCGCTAAGTCAGGCCCCGACACCTTTGTAACATTGACTTCGATTTCACCGCGCGGAATGCCATCCAACAATACAGCTGCATCATCCTCTATACTGCGGCCATACCGGCGACCGACAATAAATTCGATCTCGCGCAACCACGAATCACCATGCGCCACTCCGCTCACACCTAGCAACCTATAGTAACGCCAATCTAAAACGTTTTGATCCAACTCTTGGTGCACGTGCACGAGTACTCCGCCCAGCACGAAGGGTTCGCCGATGTTGGTCCACGCAACTCCGTCATTGGACCCTTGCCAGCGCCAAGTACCATTGCTAGCGTTCGTCGATTGCCTCAGCGTAGCCTGCGTCACAAATCTACGATCATCGATCCATTCGAATTCCAGCCATTCACTTGCAACGTTGCGCGGAATATTTCCTGGCAACGTTGCAAAGCGGACCGCACCTGCCAAAGAGTTGGCCGTTGTATTGCCATCAACGAGCGTTTCGGCGTTGGCACCCGTTACCAACAAACCGTCACTTGCTGTAACGCGCAATAGTTGACGGCGATCACCTGTGCCGCCGCGATTTGTAGAAGATGGCACTTCATAAAGCGAATTGACAACAATCTGCTGATCATCGGTCAAGACGTTTGTATCAGCATTCTGCAACAACTTGCTGCGAATGCTGGCTGGCGTCTCGCCATGAGCAAGTGATATCTCGTAAGTGTTGGTGCCGTCTGAAACATCGGGATCGTCCGCATCGGCTTGCCATACGCGCACAGTGCCTCGTGTGGTTTCATAGACGCCGTGATCGACCATCGTATATGATCGTTCCTGACGCTCGCCGTTGACAATGCGTGCAACGTTAGAAATCTCCATTACATCGGGGCTGGTCAAAATGTTCAGACGTGGTGCCCCATCGGCATTGGTCTGCTCAAATGAAATGCGAAAGTTCTCAATTGGTATGGCAGATGTGACGCGATCTATACGCGACACATTTTCCACAAACTGCACTTCATTTAATGGCGGCGGATTGGACGTGTACTCAGTTGTAAATATAGCCGCGACAACTAGACCAACGCCCTCAATGACGCGACGCTCCGCGTCAGTCAATCCACTAATGCGCTCCGATTCCATCGCACCCAAAGGCGATGACGCAACGTTCGGCGGCATGAACGTGCCGGACCCGTCAAACGCTATCGTGTCGACAATTTGACCTTCAATGTCTCCGACACCGCCAGAACTTGTCGTACTCGTAACGCGAATGAATGCCAAACCCGCCGGATAATTGATGACGAGATATTCATTTTCCCTGTGGAACTCACCACCCGCAACGGCAGGAATGTCAACGCTACCGTCTGAAAAAATGATTTCCTGCGCGCCGGTCGTGACAGACAACACGGTGCCGAGGTACTGACTGCCGCCGTCTTCAAACGCGAACAGTCGGGTTTGCGCAATGGTGCTTGCAGCCGGACTGTCGCCGTCTGCGCCCGCCGGACCGCGAACATCGATGGCATTGGCTATATCGGCAACCAAGCCGGTCATACCAAGATAAAGACCGGTCGCCGGTTTTGTGCCCGTACCGCCAACCCAGTCTGTGACGCGGAACACCCGCCGCTCACCGTCGATTGCCACAGACAAGCGCGGCGTCCAACCGTTGCTACCGGCCACGCCACGAATGTCAATGCCATCACCAATATCGGCGACAAGGCCAGATGCGCCAACGTACATCCCCGTGGCGGGCGGCGTCCCCGTGCCGCCGATCCAGCCTGATACTTGAAGAACACGCCGTGCACCATCGCTCGCGAGCGCAAACTGCGGCGACCAGCCGTGATCGGCCGCGTCGCCCGGTATGCCTTGCGGTCCGCGAATGTCAACGCCGTCGGTGATGTTTGCAACAAGCCCTGATGCGCCGATATACTGACCGACCTGCGGCTTGTCGCCTTGCCCGCCCGCCCAATCGGCAATGCGCAAAACGCGCCGTTCGCCATCAGCGACAATGCTGTCTTGCGGCGACCAGCCGCGCTCGCCAGGGCCGCCCGTCGGGCCAGTAGCGCCAGCAAAGATGCCGCCATAGATCGCGTGCAGAAAATCAACATTCGCGCCGCCCATGACGTTGAGGTCGGTCGCGTTGTTGTTGGCAATCGGAAACACCGCAATCTGGTCAGCCGCAGCACCTTGCGAGCGGTAAGGATTGGTCGATATCTTGTCCAATAGTGGTTGCGTGTGCACCAGGATTTCGGTTTGCACTGCATCGCTCGCACCGTCCGCCGACACTGCAAATACGAGGAACTCCAAATCACGCCAGTCCGTGATGGCGGTCAACGCCGTCAAGTCAAGCGACAAGGCCGTCGGCGCCGATATGTCAATGGAATTGGCGCCAGGCGTATAAACCCGTTCATACTGCTTTGCAACAGATCCACCGGGACCGGCCGGCCCGCGAATGTCCTGCGCCATCGCAGCAGTTGCGACAAGTCCCGACAAGCCAACATACTGCCCCGTGGTCGGCTTTGTACCGGTTCCACCGGTCCAGTCCGTCACTTGCAAAACCCGCCGCTCACCGTCGACCACCGTCGCAAGCACGGGCGACCAACCATCTTGGCCGCCCGATGGGCCGCGGTCGCCCTTCAAACCGCGCCGGTTGGGCACGACCGACAATTGCTGATTGTTGGCAAACGTGCCATTGGACGCGCGATGCTGAATTTCAAAAGTTCGCACGCCGCCGCTGACACTGGTGTTAACGACGCTGACCCAGGCGTAATCTTCGCGCGCGGCCGCACCGGTAATGTAAAGATCGGCGTCACCAAACAGCGCCAAGACTTCACCGTATGGCTCGTTTTCCTGGCCGGTTTCGCTGATGTAAAGTTCAGTCGCGTTTGCAATTGTCGCGTTGTTGAACCGCAAAAACCCAGCCGGCGGGTTGGCGCTAACCTCATCGCTGAACCTGTAAGGCAGGCCCAACAAGGCCGTAATCGCGCCCATGCCCTGCGTCACGCTTGCAAGGATCACCCAGCGCACAGACGTGTTGACCGGGCGCGTTTCCGATGTGTTCAACTCGTCAGTAGTGAACGTGTGACGATGCGCCGGAATAGCCGGCAACCGCACGCGGCTTGCCGAGCCGTCGAACGTGCTTGCCGAGTTGGCGCCAAATGCGACACCCACTTGCGAATAACTGGAAATTGAATCGCGCTCGCCAACCGCGCCGCCATCGTTGCTGGTGCCCGTATGCGAGTGCGGGCCAACTTGATCGTCTTCCTCGGTGCCGGCTTCTCGGGTCGCACTTGCGCCGCGCAGGAACCGGTCCTGCAGGTTGGGCACGCGGAACATGCCAACGCTGGCTTCACCGTACGTCGAACCGTAAAGCGCATACAGTTCCGGGAACTCGCTTTGTGACAATTCCTGCCCGTTGGCGTCCACAATGCCAACAGGTAACGTGCCCTCAAGCGGCCATATCAGAATTGCGCCAATGTGATTGTAAAGAACGTTCGCGGTGATCGCCGTTGTTCCGCTCGGTGTCGCATCGCCGCCCTTCACGTTGTCGATCGGGCGAAACACGATTACGCCGTCGCTGTCAACGATCTCAATCTTGTAATCGCCCTCACCCGTGTAGATCACGACCGGTGCATTGCTGTTTGAGACCGGAACGCCGTCGCTGTTGGTCATAACGGTCGTGCCCAGCGCGACGGTCAAATCTTCGTCGGCATAGACGGTGCGCGGCGTTGTAGTGCCAGCGTCAAAGAAACGAATCATTGCGCCCGAGACGGGATCGCCGTTTTCATCGAGCACACGATAGCCCGGATGGAAAACCTGTACGGAGTCCATTAGGTCACCTTTAAATTGTGATGGAGTGAGTTGCCGGCTTAGCGGCGATCTGCGTTGCGATCCGGCATCAAGGCGTTGACACTAGCACCTGTTACAACCGCAGCGCCCGCCAACGATGCCAACAGTTTAGGCCCAAGGCGCCTGACAGCTTCGGCATCGCCCTTGACTTCATTCAACAGTTCACTAAGTTTTTTGTATGTGTTTTCGGCGCGCTTGGCAGTTAGTCCAGGCACGGCGTCTTGTAAGTCACGAGGAGTTACACGCGATGGCGCTGCAGCGAATTTTTCAACAACTGCCCGACGAGCCGCCACTGTCGACAGCGGATCTTGGGCGCTACGGCCTTTTGATTGGCCTGGTGTCGGCGGCGTCGATGCTGGCTTTTTCCCTGGCCCTGCAGTTGTTGAAAGCGTTCGCGTTCTGGTTGTCCCTGCCGTGGAACGGGTGGTGGCATCTCGTGTCGTTTTTCGCCCGCGAGATGGTTTTTGTTTATCTGCCTCTTGCTTGCGTCCTTGGCCTTTTCGTTGGCCTTGGCGCGTCCGCGTTGCTGTGGTGGCGCCAGTCTCGTCTATGAGACCACGCTTGCGCGCCTCGCTCACCAAAGCGCCAGCCTTTGCACGGTCGGCCGTTTTCATCGGCACCGCCCCGCCAATCTTGTAGCCAGACAAGCCCGCAGCAAATCCCGGAATAGCAGCTTTGAGAATGCGCGACGGGTCTTGTGAACGCTCTTCGGCCGCGACCTGCTCTGGTGAACCCGGCTCCAGTGCATAACGGTCAATCTGGTCCGGCAGCAGTTGTGCCTCCGCCGACAGCACGCCGCCCGTACCGGCCGCGCTGGCGCCCGGCAACAGCGCATTAACGCCGCGCCCGGTGGTCGTGGTCGGTGGCGCGGTCTCAGCAAGGCGATTTTGCAAAGCCCTTGCGCCGACAGCGGCCTGCGTTTTGTCGCCGCCCGGCATCAACGCGTTTTCTGTGCGTCGAATGTCACGCGCGAACCGGCTCGCCTCGCTTCCTGGTGAAAACGTCCCAGCGCGCTTGAGGCCGCGTAATGCTGCCGGCACGCCCGCTCCAACTGCAAGGCCCGCAGCCGGCAGCAACGCCGCAATCTCCGGGTTCTTTTCGATAAACCCGCGACTGCGTTCCTTCGCGGCCTGTTCGCGCTTGTACTCCGGTGATTCCATGTGTTCAAGCCGCTGGATCCGCGCGTCGAGCGTCGACTTTTGCTGTTCAAGTTCCCTGACTTCATTGTTGGCGGCCGTGAACAGCGGGTCACGCTTTGGCGACGGTTTGCGGCCAGGCGGGCGCTGCGCTTCGCGTCGGTCGCGCGCATCGCGCAGCTGTTGCAGGATGCCCGCCCGCTCGCTATATAGCTGCTGCAGCGGCGACGGCTGGCTTGCCTCATCACCTGCCTGCGCCTGGTCCGGACTGAGGGCCCCGGATGCTGCCGCGCCGGCTGCCGTGCCGGTCGCCGCTGTCCCCATCATCCGCGGTACGGTCGCCATCGCCGCCCGACCAGCCGGTCCAGCGTAAGGCAATGCCGAAACTCCAGCCTGGACCGCACCGCCCGCCACCTTAAGCGGGTCGCCCTCCGCCGTGCCTTGTCCCGCCGCTTCCGCGCCGCGCATCACGCCCGGAATGCCGGTCACTTCAGCCGCATAGGGCGCCGCCGTCTGCAGCGCGCGATCAATGGCACTGGCGGCCGGACCGAACTCTGTGCCCAGGTTCTGCGCGATCACATCGCCAAACGGCGTTGTCGTCGTGCGAAGCTCTGCCGTTGGCTGCGGTTGGCCCATGGCCGGATTTTCCGGGCCGAATGGGCCACGCTGGCGCGCCTCTTCCGTCGGTGAATAAACACTCGTCGGATCAGGCTGGAACTGCCCGAACGGGTTTTGCTGCAATTGGGCCATAAACCCGCCCTGCTCAACCCCTTGCGGCTCGGCACCCGTTGGCTGGAGTGACGGCACAATGCCGCGCGCCTGAAACCACTCCTGCAGATCCTGCTCCGTGATTTGGTCATCTTGTGCCGGCGGTTGCCCGCCGCTCGTACGTGCTGACGTCAAGTTGGCCATTGGCTCCTGCCCTGCAGCTATGCGTTGATCAAACCCTAACCGTGTCTCGTCGTCGGCCAGCGTAGCGAAATCACGCGGCATCGACGGCACAACCGAGCTGGCGGACATTGCCGGCGCTGATGCTATGGACAGTGCGGGAGAGGTTGCCGTTGTTCCAGGCGACCCTGTCCATGCCAACTCTTGTCGTCGGCGGCGCACCAAGCCCGGCAGAACCCGTCCGTCAGCTCGGTTGTATTGCAAAAACCGGCGCTTCGCGTCGTCAAACCGGCCCTGCCTCAGTGCCCGACCCAGCCCTGCGTCAACCCAATTGGCGCCAGCGTTATAGGTCAGGCTGGTCAAACGATCGCGCCAGACCGGATCGATGTTTGGATAGGCCCGGTCGACAATGCGCGCAGCTTTGGCAACCTCATCGCGCAACCGTTGGTCGGCCGTTGCCCGGTCAATCTGTTCATTTGGGCTTAATGCGCGCGTCCCATAGCCGACGCTATATTGCTTGTAGTCCCACTTTGCGCGCGGCGCAAAGCCTTCGAATTCTTTGATGCGATTAAGCAAACGATCGGAGACTGTCATGCAAAACCCGGCCCTCACACGATTTGGTGGCGATCAAAGCGGCGCAGCCCTGGTGCTGTTCGCCATTGCTCTCATGGTCATAATCCCAATCATTGGTGGTGCGGTCGACTATGCCGTTGCGTTGTCGTGGCGCCAACGTCTGGTCAATGTCGCCGATGCTGCGGCACTTGCTGTCGCCGTGGAACGCCCCGAGAAACAAGGCGAAGCCACGAGGCGAGTACATGATTATTTGGCCGCCCACATTGAAAGTTGGCAGTTTCGTCAAACAATCACTGTGTCTGTGCCACCGTCTGGCGATGACGATTCAGTCGTGGTCATTTTGCAGGCGCGCAGCAAAAACACGTTTCTGCCCATCATCGGGCTGCCGTACTTCCCAATAACAGTCCGTGCTGTCGCTTCGTCAAACCAGCGTTTTGCCGAAATCGCCCTGGTACTCGACAATACCGGATCCATGGGTCGCAGGGTGAGTGACACCGACACCACCAGGAAAATCGACGCGCTGAGAGCAGCCGCGCGCGACCTTACCAACATTCTCATTCAACCAACTGGCCGCTCAATCCCGCCCGTTCGCGTTGGGCTCGTACCGTTTGCCAACGCCGTCAACATCGGTGAGCACAATGAAAGTGCTTTGTGGTTTGCATCGGAAAAAATCGGAAACAATCAATGGAATGGTTGTGTCCTCGCCCGCGACAATCCCGACGACGTGCGCGACACCCGAACACCAGCATGGCTGCCATATTTGCCTATTCATCCGCACAATCATTTTGCGGAATGCCGCAAACCGTCCGGTAGTTATTGCGGATGTCCAAGGCAACACATCTTGCCATTGACCGGTTCAAAAGCCGACGTCATCGACGCCATCAACGGCATGCGCGCCAATGGCCATACGGTGATACCGCAAGGCATCATTTGGGGCTGGCGCTTGCTGTCGCCCAACCAACCATTCAATACCGCAAACAGTTACGCTGATGCGCGCAATTTCAAATACCTGATCGTGATGACCGACGGCGAAAACTATGTTGGCCGAGGTCGCGTTGCGTCCGCTTATGGTGTGCCAGACAGTTCTCGGCTTGTCGTCGGCAGTAACACAGCGGAAACGACGCTGAACCAAAAAACGCTGGCAATCTGTCGCAACGCCCGCGCTGTGGCCAATCGTGGCGAGAACCGCATCACTGTGATCACAATCACATTTGGCCCGGAAACCACAAGGCGCAAAATTTTGCGCGACCTCATGACCGACTGTGCGTCACCGCCCGAACATTGCCCACTGGCGCAATGTACCTACCATGCGCCGACCAGCAGCGAACTACAAACCGCATTCGCTGAAATCGCCCACGGCATCATCAATTCAGTGCGGCTGACCCACTAACTCATGGGTTAGTTATCGAGCCATTTGCGCAGCAACCGGACGTCAAGCCATATGGCTCCGCCCAAGATGATGGCAAATGCAGCCGCAAACGCCACCGGTCCGATGGCATTAGCAACGTAAAGCGCAAGAAACACCATCACAAACTTGAACCAGAACCACACATCGGTTAGCAACGCCAGCATTGTTATTGCTCCATCTCGCCTTGCGGCGCGGTTTGCTGAGCAATGGCACGAAAACCGTTGGCTATGCCAACATCCTGAGCAATCAGGTTTTGCAGGCCTGCCAGATGGTTGGCCAATGCCCTCTGTGCTTTTACATTGCCACGATAAGCCGGTTTTTCAAGCTGGCGACCCTTGTTTAACCACCGCAAAAATCGCGTGTTGGTCAACAACGTGGTGCCGCCGTAACCCAACGCCGCCGCGCTCAACGTCGTGAACGGGTAGTTGTAGGCCGCGATCGCGCCGCCGCCTAGTATCGCCACTGTCAGGTTGTGAATACCGGTACGTGATGTGTTCGCCAAAGCCTCAAAGTCGCGGAATTGGCGCGCCAGATTGGCCATGGCGTTCAGTTCCTTGAACGCGGCGCGCTTGCCGCGAAACAGCAGCTGCTTCGCCTGCGGATTGAGACTTGCCCAACTGGTCGCGAACCGCGTCAGCGAGAACCCGATTTCGCCAACCAAGCCGGGTTGGCCGGGCGGCACGCTGCCAAGTTCCCGAATCATGGCGTTGCCAACAGCATTCCATTCCTCTGGCCGAACGGTGCGCTTCAACGATTTGAGCAGTTCGATATTGCCTTTGCCACCTGCCAACGCCGCGCGATAGATCTGATTGCCGACGCGCTCGCCCGTGGCGCCCTCGTAAGCGAACGGGCGCAACCGAGCAATGTCCTCCTGCGCCTTGCGATAGAACTCATCCGCGTCCTTAAACTTGGCCAATGCCTCATCAAACTGCGATGCGATTTTTGGCTGGCCGCCTCTGCGGTACTCTTTGGCGTTGCGTTTGAGCAAGTGATAGAAATCCTGGCCCAGCGCATGATGCAACCGGTTCAGGTCCGCCAGCGACGCGACATTCTTTTCGTTGTCCGCCAAACCGGCAATCTGGCGCCTGACTTCGGTGCGCAAATTGCGAATATCCTGCGCCGTGCCACGCCACACACCCCGCGAGATATTGTCCAGCGCCTGATTGAGCAGCGGATTACCAACTCGCGGTATGGCCATGCCTGGAAACGCCCCGCCGCCGCCGCGCACCAGCGACAGATTGGCTGGCGATGGCAGCGTCGGGTCGGCGTATTCGCCACTTCTCGGGTCATACTTCAAAGACCTGACCCGAATTGCTTCCTCGCGGTTGATAATGCCGGTGTTGCGCCCGATCTGCCGGTGTACTTCCTCAGTGGCCGCCGGCACGCCGCCAAGCACGCGCGGAAGGTCTTTCTTAGATCGGCCCTCGCGCATGGTTTTCGGGATGCCGCGCCAAGCCCACTCATAGCGCGCCTCGGCTACCACCGGCAACGATGACAGCGACGGCGGTTCATCCGCCAGCGACTTGACGCTGCGGTCGTCGAGACGTTCAACATCGATCTCCGGCTGTTCGCGCCGGAAACGCTCCAGCGCGTTGCGCGCAATGTTGCCGACCGACGGGAAATTTTCCGACGGGCCAAACTCGCCTGCAATCTGCTCTGTTCGCTTCCTGGTCTCGTCCAGGATCTCGCGGGTGCCGGCGCGCAGCGGTGCACCAATCACCGGTTGCTGCTCCAACACCTTGGCAATCTGCCGCCCGCTCGGGCCGAGTTCAATGCCAGGGTGCGTCGGCAGGCCCGCCTGTTCTGCGTACGTCGCAGCATCCGTGCGCGCATCCGTGGCGCGGGCCTGGGGGTTTTCAGGCGACATCTGCGCGCGCTCATGCGGTTGCACGGCACCGCGAACGCGCGGCGCGGGCGGCACATAGCCCATGCTGCGCGCCGTCGGCACAAAGCCCAAGCCCTCGCCAATGTTTTGGGCAACCTGCAAGCCCGGCCGGTTCCGTTCGACAAACGCCTGTTCAGCCTCTGCAGCGGATTGGCCTAGCGTTCCCGGCAAAACATCGCCCAGACCATATTGGCCTTGCGTTGCAATGCGGACCGGCAGCGAGCCTGCAAAACCCAGGATGCCGCCGGCACGATCCGCCAAATCGCCGCCTGGGCTCGTGACCCATTCCGCGAACGGTTCGACAAAGTCCTTGCGGATGTCTTCCTCAACCTTGGTGCCGGTGATCGACGGCCGGCCCTCGCCCGCCGCCACATCGGCGGGGATCGCGGCCCGCGCGCCTTCTGAAAACTGCCCGTGCATGCCCTGCGGTACCATCAACGCAGCGCCGCCCAACCGCGCGTCAAACTGGTCGCGCGGCATGTCCGAATAGAATTTCTGGTGCAGCATGCCCGCAAGGTCGTTGTCCGATACGTCGTCGTATTGCGGATACTTTGTGCGGAACTCTTGCAGCGTCGTCATCGTCAGCGAATTCCTAGCGGATCATTGTCGGGTGTTGCGGGCAACGGACCAGGCGCTGCAGGCGCCTGCGCCCCTTGCGGTACGGTTGGAGCTGCAGGCGCGGCCGGTACCGATTGGGCCGCTGGCGCTTGCGGTGTTGGCGTCGCCACTCCGCCACCTGGCTGGAAATACTGACCCGATCGCAGCCGTTCAATGCGTGATTGATCTTCAGCCAACTTGCGCTGTGCAGCCGCCCGAGCGCGCGCGAAAATTTGCGCCCGGACCTGCGGCGGCTGGCTGATGGAGCCCTGCACCTCCAGCAAAATCTTGCGCTCGCCTTCCGTCGGTACCGCGCCGAACGTAGCGCGCAACTGTGACAGTGCCTGTTGCGTGATGATCTGGTTGAGCTGCAGCGCCTTGTCGGCCCGCGTGCCAAGCCCAAGGCCAATGTCCGGCAAATTGGCGATGATGTTTGAGTAAGTCTCGGCGCCAATGCCGCCAGCCGCGTCCGGGTTGAGCTTGATCGCCAAGTCGAGCGAGCGCAGCACCTCCTGCCCTGCTGCGATCCGGTCGTCAGTTTCGATGATTTCTTTTTCGGCCCGCGGTGACAGCTCGGCGCCCTTGCCCGACGCCAGCTTGCCGGTGGTCATGATCTGCGTATATTCCGGCGTGCCGGGCCTGAAGCCCAATCGAGACGCCAGTTCATTGCGCTGATCTAACAACGTCATCTTGCGGGTCTTGGCCTGATCGCGTTGCACCTGCAAACGCTCTTCAGCCAACTTGTGGGTGGCATCGAACCGGCGCGCCGATTCCGCAGCCTGTGCAGCCTGCCGACCAGCAACCCGAGCACGTTCCTTGCGCTGTTCCAGAATGTTGCCGGCACGCATGCCAAGGTCGATCTTGCCGCGCCCGTATGCTTCGTCCTGCAGACCTTCAAGCCCGCGCTCCTGAGCCGCCGCACCCAGCGCCTTGTTGATGTCGTCCTCACGGCGGCGCATCAATGCATTGCCGATCGCGTCAATGCCTTGGTTCAACGGGTTGAAATCCAGGTCAAGGCCCGTCGGACGAACAACTTGAGGCGCTGTAAACCGTGTCATCAGACAAACAAGCTCCCAATTCTCGCAGCCGTGCCGCCAAGCCGCAGCAGGTTGTTCAAACCCGTTGAGCGCGTGCCAGCATCATAAAGCGCGTTCGCCAAGTGACTGTGGCCCAGCACGTTGGCCGCATTGGTCTCCAGATCCGCCAACGTGCGGTCAAACCCGCCCGCGCCCGACGCCCCGCGAAGGCCAATGTTCGCCGCGTCCATGCCGCTGGCGCGCAGCCGGTTCAAAAAGTCATTGACGTCTTGGCGCGCGAAGCGACCGGCTACTTCGCCGACGGCCGCTCGGTTGACAGCGCTGTCGCCCAATCCGCCGGCATTGTAGCGGCGAAACGTACGCATCAACGCGTTTTCTGTGTTCTGATTGGCAAAGCCGCGAAACGGGTCACTCTCAAATAACTCAAATGCTTCCTGCCGCGGTTCTGCGCCGTATGCGCCCACGGCGCGCCCATACAGGCGATTACCCTCCAGCCCTTCTCTGCCGTAGCGCTCAAATTCCGAGAACCGATCACGGCCGCGTTCCAGATGAGGCCGCGCCCGCTCACGACCGGCGGTGACCTCGCGCCGAAACGCAGTATGGCCAGCTGCAGCATCGCGGCGGGACCGGCCGCCCGTGAAGTTTGAGAAGATGCCCATTAGAATGCGCCCTATCTACCGGTATTGGTTGTTCGACTCTGAGATTGCCAAACCACTAAACGGCATTGCCGCTCGCTGATCTGAGCGCAAAACCGTCGACATTTCTTCATCAAAGCCGCCCGTGTTCCAGCGCGCGCCCGTGACACGATGGCCGCCAATGCGCGTCGCGCCCGTTTCCTGCTTCAACTGGCGCGCCAGTTGCCGGATTGCCGCGGGCCCAAACGTGTTGGCAAACTCACGGCTGAACTCATTGATTGACGCTTTGCCAGCCTTAGTGCCGACCATGCCGACATGGATTTCAGGGTTGCCGTCAGCGCCTGGACGCACCTCATAGGTGATCTCGCCTGCGTTGCGATTGTTGCGCATAATCGGGCGCGTAAACACTTCCGTGCCATCTGGCTCAGTATAGCGGTCTGATGGTCGCCCGAGCCGGAACGCCGCGGCCGGCGTCGTCTTTGCTGCCACGCCCTGCAACGCACGCCCTGCGATTGGACCAGCCATCAAGCCCGCCGAACCCAGCGCACGTACCGAACGCCCGGCAGCGTCATAGATTTCCGCTTCAGTAGCCGGCCCGCCAGGTCGACCAGTCAGAAACGATTGCGCCGCACCCGCGATCGTACCCGGTGCATTGTACAGCGCATTGGCAACGTTGGCCGCCAGATCACGCGGCACTTGATACGCGTTCGCTAGCTCCAACGCATTGACAATGGCACGATCCGCAAGTTCGGGCATGAGCGCATTAGGTCGGGCGGCGCGCGTCGCACGCGGAATACGCCTCTCATTATCAGCCAAAGCATAGAGTGCGTTCCTTGCCATTTGCTTTGCCTTGGTCAGTTATGCCGCAGATCCTATTTTTTGGTCGACCAATCGCACCAACACCTCTGTCGCCGAAATGCAGTCGTACTCCAGAATGTCGACGGCGCCGGGGTCTGTCGACAACGTCGGCGGATTACCATTTGCAAACACGAATGCCGACCCGTAGTTTAATGTGCGCCCGCCCGTGCCATCCTGCGTGATGCGTAGTTTGCCGCCGCGGCCTTCCTCAATGTTGCTCGGATTTGCAAGTTGCCGATTGCCGCCAAGCGTTGCCCGAAAATTGATGCCATCGGTCAAGTTCCAGGCAAGGACAGCCGCGTCCTCAAGCAACACATATCGAGAAGCAGTCGCCAATAGATCCCGGACACCCTCGCCGTCAGTCTGCGTGACGGACACCAGTGATGCGTTGATGAACAACTGCACCCGAGACCCTTGCTCGGCGCTCAAGTCGACGGCATCGCCTGTTTCGGGATCTGAGTGAGCCAGTTGAACCGCATTATCGCCAGTGACCACTGGCAAACCTATAAACTGGCCTTCACTTGTTTGCGACGGCAAAACAACCGGCAGCGCATATTGATTGCTAGCGTCGACACGCCCAACCAAGACCGCATATCGCGACCCGGCAACCAAGTCGACTGCGGGCGAAAAATCAAACGACAACGTGCCGTTGCCAGCATCGACCGCCGTAATCTCGTTGCTGGAAACGACTTCGTCCAACGTGTTGTTTGACGCCAACCGCGCAATCACGGCCTTGTAGCGCGCCCCGCTGACAATTGGGCTGATCAACGCGGAAACGTTGAGGATTCGAAAATCCTTCAGCGCAGTTACGGCATTGCCTTTAAACGCAAATGCGCTACTCGACACAGTGGTCGCACTTCTCGCAACGCTGGCTCTGACGTTGATGCGCCCAACCGGTGATTGAGGCAGCAACCGTGCCCAGATCGCGCAACGCAACCGGCCCGTGCCGACACCGCTTCTCTGATAAGCCAATCCGGCTTGTACATTACTCAATTGAGACACAAACAAGTTGTGCGTGATGACGGGCAAATTGTTGCCAAAGTCCTCACCAGTCCCGCTCGTTCCCGCAATGTTTAAGTTCGTGCCGCTCGACGCCTGGAACAACACAGCGTAGTTTCTGCCTGCCCGAACCCTTACCGCTTCTGAAAACTCAAAAAACAGCGCATTGTCGTTTAAGCTGTCGGCAACATTGCTCGTCGACTGCGCCAACACATCTAACAAAATGCCGTCTGTTGCGTTGTTCGATACTTCGACCAAAAACGCTGTTACCTGCCGCTCGTCATCGCCAACATCTGTAAAAGCTTCAACGCGAACAATGTCAAATTCCGCTGTAGGTTGAAACGACTGCAATACGATCGGCCGGTGAAACACGTTTGGCGAAAATGTATGGATGTCACCCAAGCCGGCGCGGACAATTGCCCCGGTACGAACGCCTGCAATGATTTCATTGACCGGCGTTGGAGGTGCTAAGCCGATTGTGACCTTGTCCGCGCCAGCCGGATCCGGCGTCACGTTGACCCCACTGCCAGCCGCAAGTTCAAGTACATCTTGAGCCGCATCAGCGCTCAAGGTTACTTCGCCCACGCGTATGCGGCCAAATGCTGGTGGCGGATCAGTCCCAAAGTCAACCGCATCCGCAATGTCGTCAACATAGCCAGACGGCCCAACGTATTGGCCCGACTCCGGCGGATCTCCGGTGCCACCCTCCCAAGACCTCAGTTGCAATACCCGGCGATCGCCGTCTGTCACAATCGCCAACACTGGCGACCAACCACTGCCGCCAGCCGCGCTTGGCATATTTACGCGGCGCAACATTTCCGTGAGCTGCTGAAACCAAACCGGGTCAATTTGCCCTTGGCCTCGCACCAGAGGATGCTTGGAATCTGGTAGCGTGATGACACTGGTCATGTGCTCACAACCTCAATGTCAGCCGAAGCGCCAATCACGCCGCGCCTAGTCGCAGCCGGCAATATCAGTTCGAACTGGCGCGCGTTGCGCCGCTGCATGCCGAGACGATTGATCTTGACCCGAGTCTGCGTTTGGCCCTGCCGGCCCATCGACTTGCGCCGCGAACCCTTGATTGTCCGCCCGCCGTCGTCCGACCAACGAATGATCAACTCCGGCTCGCGCGCCATAGCAGCGCCGCGGCCGGCTACAATGTCCACATAGAGCGCGTTGAATATAACCCGCGCCGGCCAAGCATGCGTCGGCGGAAACCCAATCCGCATGATCAGAGGGTCGTCCGCCTCATCATCGTACTCGCTGCTCATTTCGAACAGCTCGCCGCTTGCGATGTCGCCTGCAATTAGCATGCCGTCAAACTGCGTCACATGATCAATGCGCCACCGCTTGCGGTTCGCGGACGTGCGCTCGGCCCAGCCGGTCGTCAAGTCAAACTGGTATGTAAAGTCCGTCCCCGACAGCGCATAGAAGTGGTGGCCTTCGTCGGTCCAACCGGTTGCCGTCAGTCTGTCCGGGTTGGCGTCGGCCTTAATGGCGCGCTCAACTCCGTGATTGGAAATCCTCTGCCCGCTGTAGCCGCCCGTGCTAAGCCGCACCGTGCCATCATGAGCAACCCAAAGCAGCTTTTCGTCGATGTTGACCACGCTGTTTGGTGCCAGGCAACCCAACTGAAACACAGTCGTGCGCGAAAACGGAAACGCGCTCGCATCCGTGCCGCCAACGTTCTGCCAAATCTCCGTGGTTTCACCGCCCATCAGCCACAGCTGGCGATTGAATGCAAACGGGCGCACCAGAACGTCCGGTGACGCTTCAGCCCGCGCCAAATCGGTCAGGTTAATCGTCGTAAAATCGTCGGCATTGGTGATAATCCAGCGATCGCCCTCCAGCGCGATGATGCCGTAGCCGTCAAGCACATCAAAACCGGTTGCCGGCGGCAGGTTGCCGTCGCCAACGTCGACGCGCACAAAACTGTTGTTGTTCGTGTCGATGACATTGAACACGCCGCCCGAGACCACGCCGATCTGCGGATGCGGTCGCCTGCGGTTGGCGCGCATAAATACGTCGCCACTGGCCGCCACACTGCCAACCACTCGGCCGGTGCGGTTTTTGTCGAACGCGACAATGTTCGTGCCGATAACAGCGTATAGGTTTTGGCCAACCGGCAACAACGCTCTAATCGCGCCACGCACGATTGCATCGTTACGCAGTAAACTGCCCCAAGCGGACAAGCCGGCCATGGGATAGAGCGCAAACCGCGACTTGCCTTCAACGCCCAGCTCCTCAGCAAAGCCGTTAACAAGGCGCGCGTCCCCTTCAACTCCGAACTTTGACCGGTTGGACTGATACGGAAGCTGAAGGGGTGTTAGCGGCATTGGCGTTAGCGCTTTTTGCCTTGTTTGTTGGTCGGGCCGGGCGGGTTGAGATCGCGACCCATACTGCCGCCAACCATGCTTTTGCGCATCGCCGGCTTGGTGTTCGCGATCATCGATTTCATGCCCGACTTTCCCTTGCCCATCTTGCTTTTACCGTAGCCTTTACCCTTTGGCATTGCTGTTGTCCTTTGTTTTCCCGTTGTTTGTTCTCATGTGCTCATCTCAACACCCGACACTAGTGTCTAGACACTAGTGTCACGCATGTACCAACTTCGGCGCTTGAACCGACACCTTGCGGACCTCGCACCCTTGAAACACAACAATGTCGCCGCGCGCGAAATCATTGTTGTCGTCAAGATCGTTATCGACCACGCCGGCAAAACCATCGAACACCGCGCTGAACATCTTGATATCGCGAACCCAAAACTTCTCGTTGCACCGTTCGATCTTCACTGTCCTGTCTTCAAACCGGTTTTGTCGTGGGTCAAACTGCATGGTTCAGCTTCCAAGAATGCGCGAATAATCCAGGTACCGGTTCGACGGCAGCCGGACCAGCGCGCTATCGTAAATGCCTTTGGTCGGCGGCTTGATGTACGCCGACATGATCGAATCCCAGCCTTCGATGGCGTCCAAATGCGTTGTGTCTGACGGCGTTATGCCGTACTGGTCCGCAACGTAAATGGCCAGCAATGCGTGAACGCCGCGGTTGAACCGGCGCGACGATGGCCCGCGGCGCCACACGCCGCCCTGGATCACATCGCGGGCGACCAAGCCGCCGTCGTAGATCAGGAAATCATTGACCGACCACGAACTCACATCGTCGAGTCGGGTGCTGCCGGCCACACTGACCCGGTACACGTCGCCGGGATTGCCGACACCAGACGACAATGCCGGTGTGTTCGTGTCGGCATTCCAATCGCCTTTCAAGTTGGCGATCTGAATAACCTCAAACCCGGTCTCGGCCGGCGGCACAAAAAACCGGAATTCATCGTCAAGCTCAAAGTCGCGCGCCAACAGCAAATTCATGTTGTACTGCTGCCAGGACGTCAGCATGTCGTTCAGGCCCGCAAGGGTGTCCTCCGCCTCATTGGGATCCGGCGCCTCATCGGCGTCAATCACACGCAACCGGCGCAACGCCGTCTTGCAGATGTCCCTTGCGGTCGTGACCATGGCGCTTATTCCGCTGCGTCGCCGTTGCCATCGTCTTTGTTGTCCGACCGACGGCGCCCGCCGCGGCGGCGCGGTTCAGTCTCAACAAGGCCGGCTGGCGTGTCCTGCCAGTTCTCGTCTTCCGGAATGTCGTCCGGCGTATCGAACAGATGGCTTTCAACCTTGCCCTCAGCGCCCAGCCGATACATCCAAACCCGTGTGTCCTGGCGATTGCCCGCTTCGTCCGTCATCGTGTCCTCATCAATCAAGTGGTCAAAAAGGGCGGCGGAGTGCCGCCCTTCAGTTTGCGTGTCGTGCCGTCAGACGTTAGCTGACTTCAGCACCGGATGCCCGCGTTGCAATGCGCGGGTCGATTGTCTTTCGACCGTACAGGATGTCCAGACGCCACGATGACCGGTCGTTTGTGCCATCGTAGATCGGGATCACGCGAACCGACATGTTCTTGTAGCTCTGCCGGCTGGCGTGATACGCCGCTTGCGGGATTTCCATCGGCACCATGCACAGCGCAAACGCGTTCTTGTGATAGAACAGGTTTTGCGGGTACGCCGTGTTTGCCGAACCAACAAGCGTAATCGCGGCATTGTCAGCCGGTGCTGCATCAACCGTCTGATGCGGTCCGGACGTGATGATCGGCGGCGAGATCGACAGCGTCGCTGCCCCCCCTGTTGCCGACGCATCAGCCAAAACAGTGAACTGTTGCAGGTTCTGCGTCTTGGCCTTGGTCTTGGCGTTGACCTGGAACACGTTGGCAATAGTAAACACATCGCCCGCACGCACAACGTTTGCCGTGTTGCTGGTCCAGCCGTCGGTCATCAGATTCTGACGCCAATTGTTTTTCGACTCAGTGTCGTCATACATGACGTTCTGGTTGCCGCCCATTACCAACGGCGTGCCGGCATGGGCGCCCGTGGTATGCGTCGGCAAAACCTGAGTCTTGTACGTCATGGCATCGCCGATCATGCCCAACGTGCCTTTTTCGTAGGCAGAGCCAACCAGCTGCTGGTGAAGCAGGGTCGTTTGAGACCCGACAACCGCCCAGTGGTCAGCCGGCGTCAACGCCGCGCAGCGCCCGTCACCGGGTGCCGACAGCTCATCAAGCCGTTGCAATGCTGCCGAAAACTGCGTGTTGTTCTTGATCGTTTGACCAGGCGTGCCAACCCAGTTGTACACCTCGCGATAGAACTCATTGAAGCAGTCCATCGCGACGGCGTTCAACAGGTTGGTCATGGCCGGCTTGATGACACGTTCGGACAAGTCCGACATTTTCAGGGTGAGGTCGGTCGACGTAAACCGAAAATCAACACCCCTTTGCTGGTTGATTTGAATGTCAACCATGCCCTCAATCGTGTCCTGCGTTGCCAACACGGGACCAGATCGAACCGTGTAGTCAGCCGGACGACGAATGGACAGACTGTCGCCGATCTTGTAGCCGTTGACCCGGTTTGTCCACTCACTCTCATGTGCCCGGTGGAAGGTGTCCAACACACCAAGCTCGTTTTCAAGGATCATCAACGCTTCCTTGGCGATGACGTCCGCAGTCAAAGTCGTGTTTGTCATCTCTCGCCTCTATAGGCTCAAGACCGCTTTTTCTCCGCTTCGATTTCGGCGCGTCGAATTGCTCGATACTCCTCAAAGCTCAAAGACGGATCGTTAGGGTCTTTGATTTGGGGTGACGCCGTGCCCTTCACCTTTGGCGGCGGCGGCGGCGCCTGCGAAACTTTGCGAGCCTGGGGCGCTTCCGTGATCCGGACTTCTAGCCGGGCCAACGCGCTGAGCTGAGCCGATTGAGGCAGCGTCGCAATGCGCCGTGCCTCAGTGCGATTTGCCGTAAGCCAGTGCGCGATTTCGGCGGCATTATCGCTGTCCGCAATAAACTCTGCCCCGACATCCGACACCGGTACATCTCGGAAATCCCTGATCAGGTCAGGGAACCGGTCACTCGCATCCTCAAGCTTCGTCATAAAGGCTTGGTTACGCGCCTCTTGCTCCCGCTCGATCGCCGCATTGCGCTCCTCAATGGCTTGGTCGCGCTCTTCCTGCGCGGCCTCCATGCGGTCCTCATGCAGCATCTGCCGCGTGCGATACGCTTGCTGGCCTTCGTAGTCATCGTCATCGATCTCGGGCGCCTGACTCATGCGCTCCTGTAATCGCTCCAAGGCCGTTTCCGCACGCTCTGCCCGTTCATTGGCAGCGCGCGCTTCGCGAACTGCGTCCCAACGTTGCGTGTTCAGCTGCTGGATGCGCTCCGTGATCCGGTTGCGCTTCGGTTTTTTCGGCTGGGTCTCACTGGTCTCTTGACCATCACCCTCACCGGACTCCGCCGATGTCTCAGACGTGTTGCCGCCATCGCCATCTGCGTTAGGCTCTATGTGCGTCGACTGCTGTTCAGTCTCGTCCGGATTGCCAGCCTCAGTCGTGGTCTGGCCGTCGCCTGTTGGCGCCGCCTGGTCCGGTGCGGCGGAACGATTTGACTCACTGTTACTGTCCAACCCGAAAGCCTCGGGCGGGATGTTGAGCGGCGGCAACGCGTTTGATTGCCCCGTGGCTTGAGACGTCGTCTCTTGGTTTGCCATAGTTCCATTCTCCTGAAATAGCGAAGGCGCCGCCCTGGTTCCGGATCCAGTGACAGCGCCTTCGTGAGTGCACGCGCTCGACCGGGGTCATGACTCCCCTAGTTTCCTGCCTGCCTCGGGTCTTACTCTCTGTTCTGACTTAAGCTACTGAACTGCACGCCCGCCGGCCCCACTCGGCGCCGGCTGCGGAAACATTTTCTGTTGCCTGCTGGCAAATCCGCTCTCTTCCTCGAAAGCGTCTTCAACTTCCATGCGGTCGACCTCGGTGTGGATCTTCCGGGCTTCCGCCATCGTCTTTTCAATCTTCGATTCGCGTTCTCGCATCTCAAGGTCCATGCCGGCCTGCTCAAGTTCGCTCGGGCCTTCCTGCGCCGGGTCACCCGGCAACGGCTCCTCACCCGGTTCTGGCTCAATCACGCCAGGGAACTGCAACGCGACCAGCTTGCGCAGCCGGCCGGCAAGCTCGTCGGCGCCCGGCCAATCCATCGCCTTGGCTATGAGGTCGCCCGCAATCTCGGCAGCCGGCGGGAACGCGCTCACAAACGCCATCATTGATTCCGACGTTTCCATGCGCTTGGTCGAAAACGACTTGCCGATCTCAATGCGGATATCAAACCGGCCGCGGCTCAAATCATTGAACATGACCGGCATGCCGTCCTCAGCATAGAGAACCTTGTTAATCTCAACGCGTTCCTCGGTCTTGCCGTCCTCGCCCATCAAACGCAGCACGCGTTCGTTGTCGTAAATGTGCGGGATCAGGTCGACAATGATGCGCCCGGCATGCTCTAGCGAACGCTCCAGATTGTCCTGAAAATGATAGTTCGCTGTGTCGCCCTGCTGATCGCGGGCGATAATCGCGCGGCCCGAGGTTTCGTTGCTACGCGCGCCCAGCGCGGCGTCATAAATGCCTGTCGTCGCCTTGAGATCGTCCGACGCAGTGACCGTTTCGTTGGCCAACGCCGACGACAAAGCCGGCGGCTCAATGCGCTGCGGCCGTTCGTTCGGCATTTTCGGGTCGGCATCAAACGGCAGATAAGGCCGGTTCGACCGGCCCGCGCTGTTCCATATCGAAATGTACCGCGCGATCTGCTTTTGCTGAACCAACCACGGCGCCTTGGCCTGCAGGTCGTAGCTTTCCGACTGCGCCGTGCGCGCATAGTTGTAGAGCTGCTGCGGATCCTTGGCGAACCGCACCACGCCATACCGGTAGTTGCGATCCTCCAGCGGAAACTCGCCGCCGACGGCCGCAACCAGCGGAATGAACTTGCCCGGCCAGTCAAACGGGCCCTCTAGGATCTCCGAACCCGATACCAACGCCATGCGCACCTTGAAACTGTCCGCGGTCCGCTGGCGGATGATGGGCAGATAGAGCCGCTCAACCGGGCTCATGTCAGTCACGTCGATGGTCGAACCGTCCTCCATCAACGCCAACTCAATCTTGATCGGTTCTTTCCACCAATACTCAGCAATGCGGATACCGTCGGACGTGGTCCAAAACAGCCGGCTCTCGGTTTCCTCGATTGCCGGCACATCCATCGCCACCTCTTTGGCGTTTGGATATGTTCTTTGGAACCACGACCGCGGCATCAGCTCAGCAACCGCTATCCACATGGCGTCTGACCTATCCGGCTCGATCGCTGCCGGATCACAGTAGACGCTTAACGGATTGCGCACGTTGCTAAAGGTGATTTCTTGGTCAAATGCCGAGTCATCGGCATAGCCCGTGTCTATCCGCATCCAGCCAAGCCCGCCCGTCGCCTGATGCTCCGCCCAAGTGCCAATGATGTGTTTGCCCCTGGAACGATAGTGTATCTGGCGCAACAGGCCATTGTAGACGTCGGTCAAATCCCGATCAGCACCGTCATCGACGGGTTTGACCTTGATTGCCACGTCCGCTTGGCGGATGGGATTCGTGACCTGGCGAATGAACTGTGGCAGACGGTTGACCGTCGCCATGGGCCGGTTTTCATCTTCGCGCTCATTGCGCGTTACTTCCGGCCATTGATCGCCAGCGCAAAATCGAATGTCAGAGGCTTGGTCAATGCGGTTGTCGCGGTCGTGCTCCCACGCATCCTCAATGTTCTGGCGGATTTGTTCGATCAGCTCGTAGGCTTCCGATTTCTTCGGAACGCCCAACGCGTCAAATCGATAAGTGCCAATCGCCATGAGGCTAGCCTCTGCCTGTTAACGTTCCACGTCCGACGGTTGCGTGCCCATCAAACGCTGCTTCATCCGCTCCGTGAGCCATAAGACTTCCGGGCCGCTCGCAATGCTCGTCGCCATGTATTCACACCCATCCTCGCACCACCCGAGAATGACCACCGCGTTGATGTCCGACTTCAGCGCCCGCTCCAGAACAACTTTCGCGTCGTGCGAAAAACCCGGATCGACCGGCAGTTGAATGATCTTCGCCGACATCCCGACCCGCTCCATCGTTGCTGCCGGTCTGGCGCTGCGATCGCGGGAGTGAGGCGTTCAAGTGCACTAATAGTACACTTGAAAACGGTCATTCCGGATACCAGTCATCCTCGCCGCAAAAATTCATGCGAAATGCGCCCCATTGTCATCGTGTGTGCGGCACAATTCATCGGTCACCTAACTGGTGCCGCAACCCGCCTATTCGGGTGGCTGTCGGTCACAGATGCTCCTGTAATGCAGCCACGCGGCGCACGCACAACGATCTGGTGATAACGGCGGGTGTCGGATGCAATGCCCATTCGGCACCCGTTCGTTTGTGCGCCGCCCAAGACTTCCACACGATGCATATAAAATTCATCTACAATGCGCGGCGGCTTTAATCAGTCTTGGGCCATTCTCAGCGGGTCGTTCAGACCGCCTGCCCGAGTTGGCATCCCTTCCGGAACCGATGGGGGATATGGGCAGGTCGCGAGCTGGAGCCTTACAACCGATCCGATGGTTGCCAGCACGAGTACTGTACGCTTAGGTCTGAGGGACAAGAGCTGCGCCGGCCACAAAACTCCTCCGGCGCAGCTCGACCTTCCTCAATGCCGCGGACCATGCGCCAGCGCAACATGACGCGATTGCGCTTTGATCGTATCTTCCAACGGACAACCAGCTTTCCAAGCCAGTTTCACAATCGTGCTGTGCAACAGATCCAGAACGTCCGCCGAATCGCACCCGGCAACTTCCATTGCCGTAAGCAAAACCTCTCGCTCAGCATTCAGGAAATCGGCGTCATAAACGTCGATCAGCTGTACCGGAACTTGACCCGTTGTCGGTTCGATCATGCGATTCTAGCCTTTGTTCTGGCCCAATGGTCGCAAACCAGTGTGACCGCGATGCCAGGACGGCCGCCGCGTTTGGCTCGGAAATCGCATACCGCTGTGGTTGTGTTTCTTGATCAAATGCGACCACGGAATGCCGGGCTCGAAATGCGTGTTTGGATTGAATTCGGTCCCGCCGTCGCCCTGGTCAGGCCCTTGTGTCTCTAGCCCTGGCGTTCTTTTCGTCGCGCGCGCTGGCTCGTTTCGCGAACCAACCATAGAGTCGCTCATTCCATGTCCCCGTGATCCACCATGAATGCAGCCGCCACGCGATCAGCACAGCGTCCGGGTGAACCTCAAACCGCAACGGATCCGGCCGGCGCAAATACGGTCGATGATAGTATTCAATCCGCATCGCCAAGCCTCACTGTGACTGGTCACATGTTGTAGATTTCGTTACCGACCTGTTGTTGCACAGCGTCTGCCATATCAATGCCAAACGTCAATGCCGCCGCGTCTCCCAGGTCCGGTGAATGCCCAAGCCGCTCAATGATGTGGTCTTTGGCTTCCAAAATCAGCTGGCCGTTTGACCGGTTGTGCGTCGCGCCTTTGCCAATGACCGGCGCGCAGATGTCGGTTTGCAGGTCGTCGCGGTCCGGTACCCAAACCCCCGTTTCGTCCCAGAACCAGCGCATCATGTCGTGCCACATCTCAATGCGGCGGTTGGCAAAAGCCTCGCGGTCATACGCGCCGGCACCGAAGTTGACGCCCTCAACCATGTCAGCACCCAGCGTCTCCGCCAACCGGTCCGTCAGGCCCTGCATGTTCGTCGTGTCAACCACAACCTTGGCAGCGCCAATGCGAACCGCGACCTTTTTGATGTAGCCGGCCAAATGCATCAGGTTGTCATAATCGACCAGCTCGCAAACATTCGCGCCCATTACACGGCCCTGGCGATCCACCAAACCTGTCTTGTCGCCGCCGCCACGGGCCGGATCAACGCCAAGGATAATCGGGCCATATGCCGGAATGTCCTTGCGTTTGCGCGCAGCCAGCACAAGCCGCGGAACGATAAACGAGGCCTCGCCAGAGGTCTGGAACGCTTCTGCCGCGTTGGCCGGATACTCCTGTTTGAACTTCCAACACGGCTCGTCAATCTGGCCGCCCGACGCCGTCGCCAATTCGCGGTTCTTGACCCAAGCCCAAATAAGCTGCTCTTCCGTCAGCTCATAAAGTTGCTGGTACTCCAACCACTCTTCCGAAACAGCCCAATCTTCCGGCAGTTCAGCATCATGCAATGTCGTTGCGTATTCTTCGTGCCAATACCACGGGATAAAGATCGCTTCAAACTGGCTATCGCCGCGCTCGGCCGCCTGCCATTCCCGATAGAACGCATTGCCAAGCCCGTTTGCTGTCGACTCGCGAATGTCTTCCGTGCCTGGCGCATTGGCGATTGCCTGTTGGATCCCCGCGCTGTGCGCGTCCGCATTGGGCCAAAATGCAACCTCAGACCCATGGAAACACTGGATCGTTTCCGATCGGCCAATCTCAGCTGACCCGGCCGTCGCAACCTTGTAGCCGCTGTCCAACCGGCTGAAATTCATCTCCTTAGCGTTGGCCTTACCGGTTTCCGGGCGGAACAGCTCCGGACAATTGTCGTGATAGCGCTTGGCCATCTTGAACAGGTTGTCGCTTGCCGCTTCCAAATGCGCCACAATGAACGCGTTCAAGCCCTTGTTGTGCGAGACCTTACGATAGAACCGAGCACCAATGTAGGTCGATATGCCAACCTGCCGGCCCTTGAGCACCAAAGCACGAACGCGACCCTTTTCGCGTAGCTGACGCTCCAGCCGATCATGCAAATATCTCTGCGCCCGGTTCATAAACAACGGCTGCAGCGCCGCGCCCTTGGTGCGGATCACTAAGCAATCGCGCGCATACAGCGAAAAATCCTGCTCATACTCCTCGCGCAACGCCAGTTCCCGATCGTCAATGTTGGACACCGCTTCGTTCCACAGCTATCGCTTCCGCCCGACGTCGCGCCATCTCTTCAAGCGCGTCCTCATGGCGATGCCTGTGCTCATGCTTCTCGGCAAGGAACCCGTGCAACTTCGCAAGCCCAGTGATCGCACCAACCGCAGCGCCCATCTGCGCTGCAATCATGCTCAGATTGTAGGCCTTGTAATACATCTCCGACAGCCGCTCCACCGACATCCCAGCCGCCTCTCGGGCGTGTTCAGTCACCCCGTCAATGATCGGGGCAATGTCGGGGTGGTTCAGCAGCTTGTAAGCTTGGTTTGCTGCCGTCTTGTCCGACGCTTTCTTGGCATTGTACGCCTTGCGATACGCCTCAGCGCCGTTACGGCCATTGGTCAGGTAAATCTTGACAAAAGCCGCTTGCTTTTCAGTAAGTTCGCCCTTTTTCTTGGTCATCTTTTTGCAACCAATGTGCACGCACATCGGTTCCCTATGCTACGCGACTGGTTGCGATGATTTAATCACGCCCAGTCGTGCCGACAACGAAATGTTGACGACTGATAGTTACCCGATACAAAATCCTGTTATTTGCGTTTGCGCTTGGCAGCCGACTTGACCTTGGCTTTGCTCGACTTGCCGGCCTTGCTCAACGCGATCGCAACGGCCTGCTTCTGCGGTTTGCCTGCGGCCATTTCCGTTTTGATGTTCGAACTAATTGCGCCCTTTGATCGACCCGATTTCAGCGGCATGATGCTTGCTCCTGCTGTCGATGATGGGCGATTTCACGTGAAACCAACTTGCAATGCATCTGCATTCTTCACCGCTCTCTTGCGGCGGCGCGGCGGCTTGGCAACAAACCGCTGCCCAGCGCGACGCAAAATAGCCCGGTTCAAGTCCCTGCGCCGCAATCCCTCGCGCTTGGATCCTCGCAGCAGCTTTTCGTGTTCGTCAGGCCAAAGCGGCATGCCGGGCATAAGCACGAGCGTCACTCCCGTCTTGCCCCGGCCTCAAGCTTTGGTGTGATCACCGCCAAATAGAACGGCCAACCACGATTGAGACGCTGATACGCCGCTTGATAACTGACCTCGCCATACCGGCGCACAGCCTCTGCAAGCGACAACTTTTGACCGAGGATTTCACCTTCAATGCATCTGGGTTTGTTGTAAACCTTTGCCACGGTCGCCGCCTGAAACCAGCATGATCACGCCATAAACCCATGGCCATCACCCATGGGAATCGCGTAAGCATTTGATTTTGTAAGGAAATTGCGCCAATGAACCGATGCGTACTCGCAAATCGGCTGATTAATGAAATGCCTACATCGGCATCATGATGGTTGTCAAGTCTCAAACGCAAAAGGAATCCGGCAGAGTTTGTGCGCTGGCCCTGCCGGATCCTTCACGCTTTCAAGTCCTGGGAATCAGCATGAAGGGACTCAAAAACGCGAAACTAGTTGTTGCAGTTGGCTGTGTTGCTTAGACAATTGCTGATCCTGCCGAAAATGCCATCTAAGCCGGTCCCGACAGCAACCGCACCTGCCACCGCAACCAACGCAATCACCGCAACGAGGATGCCATACTCCGCCATCGCCGCGCCGTCTTCCTCTTGCCAGAACCTGCGTGCAACGCCTTTCAATTGTTCGATCATCAGATGTCCTCCAGAAACATCGCAGCCGCCGATAACCTATTTATCGGCGCCTCCGCACCTTCGTAGCGGATTGATGAAAACGTCGTGACAGACCGGTTAAGTTTTGTGACGCTGCGTAAACTGTCACGGGCGCACACGAAAACGCCCCACAGCAGCGAGGACTGTGGGGCGCCTTGATGCGTTCGACATTTTGATGGAGAACACCGAAGCTCGACGACTGTAGCCAGCGACCATTTCGTTGGCAAGCCCTAAACCGCTACCCTGTTTGCGCCCGCGCGCGCCGCTCGGCCCAAAGCTGCACCATCAAGGCGCTATCTGGCACCGTGCCCTTGTCGATGCACCGATAAACGTACTCAAGCATCCAAACCGTGGCGACCAGCAATCCAGCACCAAAGAAACCCAGCGCCTCTTTGCGCCGCAAATGTGTCGCGTGGCTTTGTGCAACTTGGTGGATACTTAGCTCGCGCTCCACCGCGTCGTCGCGAATGGCCAGCACCAGATGCTTGCAGATCTCAATGCATCTCTCGGGCAACGCACCTTTGATGATTTGCAACCGATTGTGTGCAGCTCGGTTGTAATCGCTCACACCACCGCGACGCGGGCCCGGCGCGTTAGCCGGAATGCCGTCGTAGGTCATCGTCAGGTTGACCGTCGTTGCCCGCTCCGCATCATCCACAAACCGCCGCAACGCCTCCTGCTCCGATGCCGAAAAGTATTGTTTGTAGCGGTCAATGGTCGGCGTCAGGCGCTGGCGCACCACTGCCTTGACCGGGCCCTGTGCCGGCACCATCGTTTCTTGCTCAACCTGGTCGCCAGCCTTGGCCAATTGCTGAGCTGTCATGCCATGCGACGGGCCGCTCTCACGAGTCACCGTTTGGAGACGCTTTCGAGCACTGCGCGCCCGGCCTTCCAAATAATCACGCTCGGGTTGCGTCAACCGCCGGCAGCTGTGGCCTTCCGCCGTGATCTTTGGAATTCTTGGTGGTTTTGTTCGGGGTGCCGTCTTGGTCATGGTCGGGTTCCACGTAAATGATGCGTTCCGGGTGATGTTGCTTGAGCAGTTGTAAATACCGCTTGTCTCCTTTCGCGCATTGCTTGCGGATCCTCTCTGCAAACGAAAATTGATGATTACTGTACGGACCTCGCCTCATGTTGCGGTCCCTCCTGTGATTGCATCGAAAATAGGACGTCACCCTGCATTTCCGGCGGGTGTTTGCTCTTGACCACAAACGTAACGCCCCGATCGAATGCTTCGCGAACAGCCTCACACACCACCCGCTCAAAATTTTGCTCGACGTACTGCCGCCGAAATGGCGACCCGCAAACAATTTCGGCCGGATCGTCCGGCTTTGGCGGTATCACTACGCGAACCTCGCCAAACCACGCACCAACGACATGGCGCCCGAGCACATCCTCCAGATGCCAGCGCAAGATTGCTGACGGGCCTTTCTGTTTGACGCGGCCGGGCGGGCGGGCGGCGGCCATCTGGTCGCCGTCGCGCGCGCGCCCGTTATTCGGGTTCCTTCGGGTTCTATAGGGTTCGGGTGCAGCTGCTGCACCCTTAGATTGCCTGGGCTGCACCCTTAAACTTCCTGGGCTGCACCCTTTCGGCGTTAAGGGTGCAGCTGCTGCACCTTTTGTTAAGGGTGCAGCAGCTGCACTGTTATTTGTGCTATCATCCATGCTAGCATCTTGAGTTGTATCAGCTTCACATTTTGCAAACTGATAATGCCCAGCGCGAATTTGCTCGATGACTTCGCGGCGCACGCACCCGTCTTCATCCAGTTCGCCACGCGCCTCTGCCGCAGCTGTCAATTCCTCGATGCTGTCAATTTCGTCCTGGAGGCGCTGCAATGCCGGCATGTTGAACGAATAGATCGTTGACTTGCCGCGCGCTTTGTACTTGCGCATGCGGGCTTGGCGCTTGGTTTTGCTCAACCGGCCGCCACCGAGATCGTCTATCCTGAGAATTCCTAGCAGCAGCCACAGATTGATATGCTTGTCGATCGTACGTTTCGAGCACTCTAGCTGTTCGTGCATTGTCGTTTTCGATGCAAAAATGCCAGTGCCATCATCGTTGGCCCAGTCGGCCAGCTTTGCCGCAATGGCTTTGGGAACCAAACCGCCAAATTTCAGTTCATAAATCAGTCCTTGTAGGCGTCCACTCATGGCTCGCACCTTGAAGTCTCTTGACCTTGACGACCAAGTGTGCGAGTCACTGGCACACGAGGTCGGCGGCCATTTTGTTATCCCCTGTTGTTGCCTGGCTTCGGTATGAGCATGCCTCATACTTACCCAAACACCCAACGCTGCGACGCAGCGACAAACCCGAAGAAACGCGACACAAACACCGACGGGTGACGGCCCGTCGGTGTTTCTTTTACGCGGCACGTGAACCGACGTCGGAGTCGGTTCGATACTCACATTGCGTTGCCGGCAATCGCGGAGTCGGTACCACGCGCAACTGCCCAGCGCTGCGGATGACATAGATTCGATCCTTGGCGCGCTTCAAACCGGTTCGCGGGTCGACGGCCGATCGGTAGAGCTTTCCGCCAGTCAATGGCGTGAAATGCCGGCCAACCGCAACCCAGTTCAACGGCGCCCAATTCAACTCGCGGCACATGGTTTCATAGGCCCAGCGCACCTCTTTGAAGTCGGCAATGTGCGGGTCGCCCTCAATCCATCCAGCCTCAGTGCATTCACTCTGAAACCAATGCAGGAGTCGGTTCGCGTGCTCGCGACCGCTTCGAACTTGTGCGGGAGTCGGTTCGGGTTTTGGCGAAACCGGTTCGCTGGCAATGACGATGCGCGCAGAGTCAGCCGCGAGCTGATCCGCTGTCTCAGATCGAGCACAAAGCCAACCGCGCGTCTTGAACCATGCAAACACGTTGCACGTCCTTTCTAAGCAATCATGCCGTTCACGCGCCGCGAGCCCGATCCTTCTCGCGGGTGCCTGTCAGTCACTCAACATACTCGTGATAACTGCGCCACATCCGACCTGATTCAACCGTCAGATGATGGGTGCGCGCTCGTTCACTTTGGATTCAGTGCCAAGCGATGCTACCAACGGCACATCCGGTCGCGGCTGACCCTGGTATTCGGCCATGAAGTCAATAACCCTGTCTGCCAAATCCAACGTCAAACTGCGGCCCTCTCGAAGAGTGAACACCAAATCGCGATCACCGACCGCTTGCTTGCCAAACGCTGTCGGCGTCATCCCTGTCTTGCGCAGAAACGCCTCAATGTCCGCGAGCAGTTTGTTGCGGCTTCTCATGTAGATTCTTATAGTCGGATAATTCCGACTGGTAAAGCGTCAACATGAACGATCGCAATTTGATATTATACATGGACAAGGCATTAAATTGTTATGAGTGAGTGGCACAACCAACTTTTGAGCCTGATTAAGGATCGCGGCCTAACTGCCGTTGGCCTCTCAGAAAAAGTTGGTCTCAACAGGGGTTATGTCAGTGACTTAGTTAACCGCCAAGCATACCCCACCCTCATCAACAGCTATCGTATTGCCGCGGCCCTCGGTGTAAGTTTGGACGAGTTCTACCATGGAACCGGTTATTTCGCGCCAAGGAACCTGACAATCATGGGCACGCTCACACACGGCGGTCAGGTCATACCCGTCCCAGACAACGAACAACGAACCGCCGCCACACCCGCTTTTGGACCGGACGTCACAACCCTGCTCGTCGATGTCGCAACGTTGCGCCACGATGTCGGTGACATGCTGATCGGCACCAAAACCGACGGCGCCAACATTGGCAATTTGATCTCACGCGAGTGCATCATTCAACTTCTAACCGGCGCCTGCGTCGTCGGCATCCTCACGCGCGGCACCGAACCAAATCGTTTTTCAGTGAGGTTTTTTGATCCCACGCAACCCCCAATTGAAAATGTTGCGGTCGATTGGGCAGCGCGCATTGAATGTGTCGTTAAAGCATCATAAGTCGGAAATTTCCGACTATCAGTTGACACATCGGATTTTTCCGACTACTCGAATTCTCGGATGCAACCTCGGGATTCGAAGTCATGCAATCAGGCCCCGTTACATTTCCCTGTCCCTTACGTAACGGGTGCATGCGCGATCCCCGGATTCGCCTTCCTGCATCTGAGGCTCCGGATTGTGTCCCCCCGACACATCCGGGGTCTGCCCTGCCGGTCCCAGCGCCACAGCACGCGGCCGACCAGCGCTATTTCGTGCACATCGATCATTATTTTCGATTTGTGTATTTCGTGCCGGTTCTGCGCTGGCGCGTGTGGCGCAAGTATCAAGCCGCCTTGGACGTATTTGACGCGCTTATCGATCCGTTACCGCAGCCCGAGCTGCCGGCCGGTGTCTTGCGCGTGCCGCTGGACCGGCTGTCTTGCGTGGCCATCACTGACCCGCAAATCTTCACCCACCCAACCGCGGAGTGAGCGATGAGCGACGCCGACGTTAGCGACGTGGACCTCAAAGTGCGTCAGTTCCAAGCCAAGATCCTGGCCGGGTGCGGACGGCAACTCATTGATCTTAGTTTCAGGATGCTTTTAGGCAAAGTCCTTACAACTTGGGACCAGAAAAACATTGCGCTGATGCAACGTGACATCAAGGAAGCCACCGCAGTGCTGCATGCCATTGAGCGAAATGCTTATGGCGAATGCGGCCCCGAGACCATCGAAACAGAACGGAGCTAGTTGAGTAATGTTGAAAATGCTTCCAGCACTTCACCGTGTCGGCCAGTCCGTCGACTATATGGCTGCCAACGCCCTGCGCGAGTTGGGTTTGACGCCGCGCCAAGCGCTCATATTGATCACCATTGGGAGAAATCAACCAAGCACAAACACAGATGTGATCGGCAAAACTGCCATTGACAGATCAACCGTCACTGATGTCGTCCGACGCTTAACCGCAAAAAAACTCATAACGCGCACGCGCAACAAACGCGATCAGCGCATTGTTGATCTAGAACTGACGGCGCGCGGTGTCACTGTCTGCCGCGAGGCTGAAATCTGTTTTGCAGATTGCGAAGCGCAAATTCGGCTGGTCATCGGCAAGTCAAGATATCGCGTCGTTGGCAGTGCCATTGAAGCCCTTGCCGAACAAATTGGACCAGTACCCAGCGCCAAAGTCAGTAAGACGGGCGTTTTGGACGCTAAATTGGCAGGAGCACAGCGCGCATGAAACGGTTCGCACCAATCAAGCCGCAACATCTCGACATCTTGCCCGACCGCATGAAAAAGCTCGGCGTCGATGAACGCGGCTACATCGTGCCCTGGTTTGTTGATTGGGTCGACGGCAAGCCAGTGTTTCAAGCATACGACCCTCTCAAATACAAAATCGCCATTGAAGAAAACCGCTGTTGGCTTTCTGGCGACAAGCTCGGTGCGTACAAGACGTTTGTCGTTGGCCCAATGTGCGGCATCAACCGCACATCGGCCGAACCGCCAAGTCATCATGATTGCGCGACATTTGCTGCCAAAGCATGTCCGTTTTTAACGACGCCGCATGCTGTACGCCGCCAAGGGCCATTGCAAGGCCAAGACATCAAATCACCCGGCGGACATCCCATCAAGCGCAATCCGGGCGTGACGTTGCTTTGGACGACCAAAAGCTATCAGGTTCAAAAGGTCGATAACGGTTACATCATCCGCATGGGTCGACCAACCAACATTGAATTTTGGGCTAAAGGCACACCAGCAAAATTAGCCCAGGTTGAAGACTCCGTGCGCACCGGCTTGCCAGTCTTGCATGACGCAGCGCGCGTTGAGGGTCGCGAAGCCTTGCAACTGCTGCAACGCATGGCGGCAACATTCAACGATCGCGTTCACGCCGTGCTTGGCGAGCGCTTGCCAACGCTGAACGCCTACTGCGCGCGCGTGTTTCTATGAGGATTTGCCACCATGGTTGAGAAACCGAGTACGTGGACCAGTGAAACTTTGAATGTTGACGTTGATCCCGATGAAGCAATTGACCTGATCACGAAGATTAGGCCGCTGTTGGCACACCGCCATCCAGGCATTAGCGGTGCCGCATTGGCGCATCTGACGGCAATTTGGGTGCTCGGGTTCGCACCGGAAATGCGAGACGTACAATACGAAAACTTAATGTCGCTGATTAGATCGTTCATAGCGGCGGGTCAACAGGAAGCCGACGAAGCACGACGACAGTATGAAAGGGCGTACGATGAAAGCAACGATAACCAGCACCACTGAAATCGTCGACATTGACGGCAGCCAGCACATGGCGCGCGTCTGGGAAGGCGTGTCCGAAAAAGGCATTCATTTCACAGCGTACGTATCGCTGGTCCAGGTCAAGCGCTCGGATGATTGCGACGAATTTGATCGCGAGCTGCAAGAGCACAAACGGCCATCAACCGAAACACGCATCGCCATGATGCAAAGGATTCAGGGGTAACATGCACGACGTTAAGCGGGAAATTTCCAGGGATCATTTCGATGGTTTCGTGCTGGTCAAGCAGCTCATTGATGGCTCGTCTTATGGTTCGGAAGATTTTGAAGTCACGGTCGCGCTGACACCAACAGGCGATTACATCGGCAACGAAGAAACCGCCCGTTACATCGTCGGCAATCGCGGCATCGCGCCGGAAAAGGTCGAACCGCTACGCACAATCTGTTCAATCGGGTTCTGCGCGCGTGAGCGACGTTGGTACGGCTGGAGCCATCGCGCAATCTGCGGTTTTGGCATCGGGTCTGAAGTGCGTCGCGGTGATATCGCCTACGTGCCGACATGCTGGGACGATTTCAAGGATGATTGCATTCGGTTTTGGACCGACCCGCATCATCTCGACGTGAAGGCCAGTAATGTTGCGCAGGACAGCGTACAAGGCGTTTATGTGAGTTGGACATATAGCGACACGTTCGGCAACGAAGCCATGCGCGGCACGATCGGCGGCACATTCATAGCCCCGCCAAAACAATGGGGCCGCGGCGAGTGGATGGCCAAGTCATTGGACGATGCCAAGCAAATGGCCATCAACTACGCTGACGACGTTGCGTAAGTTTTGCGTCAGTGCATGCGTTCAACTTAGAAAGCAATGCAATGGGACAAAATCTCCCTGGCCGACCATTTACTGATGTGCTCGGCGAAATCGAAAACGGCGCCATGCTGCACGACCTCACAGAGGCCGTTTATTCCATGGTCGCCCAAGTCACCGATGTGCGCAAGCCTGGCAAGATGACGTTGGTCCTGGATTTCGTGCCCACCGGGCGCGAAACCGTCAACATCGACGCCACGCTCAAGGTTAAGGAACCAGAGCACGATCGGCCATCAACCACGTTCTTTGTCGGCAAGGATTTCGGGTTGCATCGGGACGATCCAAGCCAGGACCGCTTGCCGCTGCGGACCGTCGTAGACGATGACCGCGAACCGATCACAGTTGCCGAGTAAGCGCCCAACGTTCCAGAAAAGGATGCAATAATGTCTGAAGCTGAAGCGATCAAACAACTTGTCGCCATTGGCGCAAGCCGGCACACGTTCGATCGACCCGATGGCGGCGAAGTTCTCGTTGTGCCGCAAGGTTGCGATGTGCACGCGATGCCGCCCGTCGAACCGCCGCTGCCGCGCATTAGGCAGAACCCGGTGTTTCACGATGAAGCGTCGTTTATCGCTTACGTCCAGCGGTTCAAAACGGTGGAAACGCAGCTGTTTGCTGAACCCGGTTTCATCGCCACTAAGCCGCACGTCACCGCTGTTTTCGACTATCATCATGCCTCGGGCGACCCCGATCGCCTGGCGCACATCGCGGTTTTCCATCCACGCTATTCCGACCAATGGAAGCTCTGGACCGGTGCAACGTTGGGCATGGAACAGGCTGAGTTTGCGGAGTTCATTGAAGAAAACCGCACCGACATTGTTGACCCGCCAGCCGCGCAACTGCTCGACATGGCGCGCAATTTCCGGGCCAGCAAAAAAACCAACTATGACGCCGTTGTCTATCAGGCTAACGGCGACATCAAGATCGGCTACGACGAGACCACCGACGCCAAAGGCGAGGTTGCCGTGCCAGCGGAGCTTGAACTCGGTATACCGGTTTATTTCCGCGGCAACCCTTACAGCGTGTCCGTGTTTATGCGCTACCGCGTCGGCACCGGCAATGTCACTTTCTTTCTCAAGGTCGATCGCGCCGACATCATCGAAAACGATGCGTTTAACGACATCGTTAGCCGCATTGGCACGGCCGTAGCAATTGACCCTTACGTCGGACGGCACGCAGCCTAACAGTTGGACTAACCATTTTCGTTGATGACCCAGCGCGATTACATACCCTATCCCGAACGGCTTGCCGCCGCGCTCGCGGAACTGTTGCCGGAAGACGTGCGCAATGACCTGCGCGCGCGTCAAGTGCCGGCCAAGGATGTAATCGCGCTGTTCGAAGCCGACCACAACGTCGCGGTCAAACTTGGCGGGCCGGGCAAGTGGTGGAATCTGACGTACATGCGGCCCAAGTTCCACAAAGTAAAATCAAGGCACGATCGCAGAATGATCGCCCAAGCCGGGCGCTATGAACGACTGCACTTGACCGGCACCAAACGAACTGAAGCGCAGCAGCGCACATACCGGCCGATCGCATCGCGTCCGTTTCCAACCAAACAGGAACGCCGCGCGTTTTTGGCCAAGATCAACCGAAAGCAGTCCAATGAGTGACATGCCAGATTACCCAACCATAAGCGGCAAATTGCCAGAGACACTTGCGCAAGAGGTCTCAGACGCAATTGCAAGAGCCATGCAACGCGGCATGGGCACAGATGAAGCCGTTTCTGTCGTCGTCAATGTAGCGGCTGACTACGGCCGGCACCAATACGGCAATGACATTCTTCCCGGCTTAGCCGAACTCATTGTTGAACGCGGAAAAATGCCGCTGCCTGGCAAAATGCCGATGCCTGACAAAGGGAATGAGTCATGAGTGAAATGGGCCCAGCAACCAAACGTAATGCTCAGCGCTTAGCCGATGCAATCCGTGAAGTCGCAACTGATCTGCGCCACCACCGTTTGGCCGATCGCGCTCAACAAGGCGAGTTTGCCGACTATTACGGCAAAGCCGCTTGCCCAATCACGGCCTGCTTTGTCCTGTGCCGGCAATACGGCTTGCATACCATCGCCGACCGATTAGCACGTGGCGAGTTCGACGCTTGCATGGATGAATGCAACGAATATTGGCGCTCGCCCGAAGGGCAGGAAACGGCGCGCATGTTGCCGACCGGCATGCGCAATGCGCTAAACCTTTCAGTTGCAAACGATGGAGACGGCACCAATGACGAATAAGTCAGCACAACAGGCGTTTGACGAAGCCGTACTGGCGATGCAAACCGAAACACTGTCCGACGATCCACGAATTGCTGCGGCGGCCCGCCTCATGCTGCCAATGCTGCATGCACTTCAACGCTTTGTGACCTCTGAACATGACCGCAATACCGAACCAACCATTATAATCAACAGCTTGGTCAACGGCGGTGCGATGCTATTGGAATCGGCTCTAGCACTTTACCCGCCAGAACCAGGACAAGAAAAAGTAACGGTTGAAGCGCTGATGATCCTGACGCGTCGGATCATACTTGCTAACGCCAATCAGTGGAGCAAAGGTGATGCCAACTCATCTGAAAATCGAATGGAAAGACCGTAACCGCGAGCCCCAATGCGCGCCCAACCCTGAATTCCCGAACGGTAAGGACATAGACATATCCGACGGCGCCCAAAAGAAATGCACCGCCCACGTGCCTTACCCGGCCAAGCGCTGCGGCGTCTATGTCATCAAGTGCATGGTTTGTGGAATGAAAATCGGCGTAACAACCGCCGGCCGCCCCGACGATCCGCGATCAGTAACGCTTCCGTGTTTTGTGTACCGGCCTAATTCACCGTGACGTGAGGTCCGCCAATGCATGCCACCAAACCACGACCGCAAGCGCTTCGTGTCGCAGAGATTGCGAAGATTCTTGGTTGCTCAACGGACCTCGTTTATCGTCAGATCCATGCTGGCAAATTGCCTTCGTTCAAGTTTGGTGGAGTAATACGCGTATGGCTGCACGATCTTCCGGTCGCGGACGACCAAAGCAACAGCCTGGATGGTACTTGCGATGCATTGGCGGACAATGGTGCGCTCAAGAATATACGGAGTCGGGACGTGGTCGACGCCGCCGTCTTTCGACAACGGATGAAGCGGAAGCAAAGCGGCGGTTCGCGGACCTAGTCCAAGACATCGAGGCGCCAGGCGACACCCTTACGATCGCTGAAATCTTTGAGCGCTATATCGCCAACCGAAAACAGCTTGGCAAACACTGTCGGCGCATGGATGATGCCATGCGCTACATCGCGCCCATTGCCATCTACGAGCCGCGCCAGCTCAGCGATGACATCATCGTCGACTACATCGCCCAGCGCGATGAAGCAGGCTTTGCGGAAGGCACGATTCGCACCGACCTGACCTATCTGTCGGCCGCGCTCAATTACGCTGTGTCCAAGGAATGGATCCTATCGCGCCCGCCAATCCACCGGCCGCCGCCGGGCGAACGTCGCGGCGCCTACATTGACCGCAAGGACGCGCCGCGGTTCCTGGCGGCCTGTAGGCCCGAGCACGTGCGCCTCTATGCGATCCTGGCGCTGGCCACGGCCGCCAGGCCGAGCCACATCCTGGAACTGACCTGGGACCGGGTTGACTTTGCCCAGCGCCAGATTGATTTCAGGGATCCGCTGCGGCCAAAGACGCGCAAGGGCCGGCCGATCGTGCCAATCAACGATATGGCACTGGACGCACTCAAGCTGTTCGAGCCCATGGCCGAGACCGACTATGTCATCGAGCACTACGGCAAGCCGCTTGGATCCATGTGGTGGTCGATCAAACAGGCTGGCAAGCGTGCCGAGCTGGGGTTTGAGCTGTACCCGTACTGCCTGCGCCACACGGCGGCCGTGTGGATGGCTGAAGACAATGTACCGCTGGAAGCGATCGCGCAGTATCTCGGGCACACGTCAACCAAGATCACCTACGAGTACTATGCGCGCTATTCGCCCACGTACCTGCAGAAAGCGGCTGCGTCGCTGAATGTGGAGCCCGTGCGGGCGATTGCGGCGGAGTGACATAATCTTCGTCCCGTTCGACGCGACCGGTTCCAATTTAAGGTTCGCGCGTACCCTAAATTGCAAAAAACCTGCATTCGTTCGCGGTTTGTAGCGCCAATTGACCGCTACTAACGCCTTGAATCGTCAACATCCGGAAGTATACAATATACAAACGGTAGAGCCGATTTGTCGTTATATTACAGTGTGATCTGCTTTCTTTTTGGGTTCAACCGTACCGTAAATTGTATTTGTTCAGCCTCTGTTCCACCGTTTCAGGCTAGCTGTTCACAATTGATACAGGACCCGTGCATCACCAAACTGTCATCACACATGCCGCCAAGGCAATAGACGAGACAACGGTCTATGGATCTGTATCACCTGTGCCCTACGCCCTTAGCTCCTGGTTCAATTATTGAACCGGGTAATTGGGGACGGATAATTGCTCGACGAACGAACGTGCCCAACGCACAGCCGCTCATGCTGCGTGAGCTAGTGTTAGAACGCGAACGGCAATTGGCTTATTCGCAATGGCCATCACGCCTCAAGTGCGCGTTTGCTTTTCTGCATATGGTGGATGCTGCCGAATTCGCTAGCAGTCAACAACGCACGACTGACATTCTGTACAGAGTTCGTCTGATTAGCGTCGCCGCCGCGCAAGGCTCAACCGATTGGAGACTGGTGAACCTTCCAACAACACTGGAGTCCGATTGGGCAACCACTTACTGGAAGAATATGACTAGTCTCGAAGATGCCATGGGTTTGGGGAGCGGGCACTTCCGCGAAGTGTTGACGCTCTCGCCCTTGCGCGTGGAGGAACGCCTCAATCTCAGTTAGTCGCTGTTCGAGTTTGGCCAATCGTTCTTCGGGTTTCATGCTATCTCTCAATCCTGCGCGTGTCGCCCCGCCGCAAGCGGGCGCTATGTATCCGGTCTGAGGCGTTGAAGCGCTCGTTGAAGACCTGCTCGGACTAAAGCATCCATGTAGACCTCGTCAGTGTCGCTGTATTCCTCGTCTTCACCTTTCGGCGGCATGTACATCATGATAAGCATCTGCGCTTCGTCAAAATAGTGTTGCTCGATTACGTGCATCGCCAAACGCGCCAGCCGCTCAGCAACCATATCCTCGCTGCCCGGCAAATGCTCGCCTTCGCGATCCATTCGTTTCGCTGTTTCGCCGGCTTCGATTTCGGCGAACGAAAGCCTGCCACGTGTCAGCATTTACATGGCCTTTCGGTATTATGCAGCTTCATCCAGTGGCATCGTGCCTTGACCGCCGAACAACAAGTCCCGAATCCGCCGGAGTTCGCGGCTGTGCTGCAGTTGCGCAAGGCCCTTTTTCTCGTGCTCATCCATTTTGCCGGTGAACTCGTCATACGTCATTTGCAGAATCGGCACGAATTGGTCTCTGCCATTGCGATGCACAGTATAGTAGGCTTGGGCCTGCTCAATCTCCATGAACCCCAGCTGGTCCGGCATATCCCCCTTCAACTTCCAGCTATTGATCAGTTTTCGCAACTCTTCGCGAACCTGCGGATATGCGACGCCGCGAAACCAATCGCCATCCTGGTTTTTGCGCAAGCCTTTTTTGGCGTGCCCGTTAATCACGTCGGCGGCAATCGACAGCGGATCGATCACGCTTCCGCTGGCTCGCAAGCTGCTAACAATCGCAGCCAACTCCCAGCGCAACGGTTTATTCAAGCTCATCAGCCAGCCTCCTGCCGAACTCACTCATCCAAGGCTGGATGAATGTCAGTGCCTCCAGGACAGCTTCGATCTCTTCAGCAGCGACGCCAGACGCCACAAGCTGCGGTGAATGCTGTCTCGCAAATTCGTGAAACTCGCGGATTGACCCGATCGCTCGCGTCGATTCCTTCCGGAGTTTTGGCTTTTGTTTGGTGTGTTTCGGGCCGTAAGTTTTTCCTATTTGGGCAAGCCTCGTGACCGTTGGCGGGTCTTTTTGCTCAATTAGCTCTTCAAACTTATCAGCTGGAATATTGCCGATATTAGTTGCCGTGTTGACTTGACGTTTAGACAGGCCTGCACCCTCTGCAATTCGCCCTTTCGTTTTGGAAGAGTTAACGGTGCCGTTAATTCTTCCGGATTTGTGTTGATTGCCTCGATTTTTATGCTTTCCACGGGCTTTGTGTTCAGCCAATAACTCATTCAAACGTCGCTGTGCACGTCCGTGGATGCGTTTTGTGTATGCTTCCAATTCGGGATCTTCAGTCTGGCGAGCGTAAGACTTGAGCGCGACCATTTTGTCGGACCATTCTTTGCACTCGTCGACTTCATAACATTTTCGCAACGCTAGTTTTGCCGCCTCATATCGAGCCGGAAGCGGTGCCTTTGATATGTCAATTTGTGCTAGATCGTTCATTGGATTGCTCAGTCAAAACGAAGCAATCACAATATATCATTAATGTGGTAAAAAGAAAACAGTTTGCCAAAGCGGCCGCATCACCCCTCATAGTTGTCGTAGATTTGAACCACTCTGACATCAACACCAATGAGGCTTACGCAGGCCCGGTACCATCGGGAGTCGCCACCGCCGCAATAATTGTGGCCCGCTGTCCAACACCCAACCGGCGCCGGTTGAACTGGAACCACAACTAGGCGCTGCGGAAGACCTTGTATCTTGATTAGCTCAAATTTGAATTCCGGCAGACCGCGCCGGTTGCGGTTGCTGGTGTCGTGTTTTGATCCTGGCGGCCGAACAAAAATTGCGTCGTGCTTCTCGGATATCAGATCAGACGACCAATTGCCAAAACGCAACGCGGGTGCGCGGTAAACCCAAACGTCCATGCCGCCATTCTCCTCTTATGCACATCACTGGAAGTTCACGCAAGACTCGGGACTCTTTCACATGTTGGCTGCTTTCTGTTTGCCATTATGACTGAGCCAAACTGGAAAAACAAAACCATCTTTACGGGCGACAATCTCGACATCATGCGTTGCATGAATTCGGAGACCGTCGATCTGACCTATCTCGATCCGCCGTTCAACTCCAACGCCAACTATGCGGCCCCGATCGGCTCGCAGGCCGCTGGCGCTGAATTCAAGGATACCTGGGGCCTCAGTGATATCGATTTGGCCTGGCATGGCATGATTGCCGAGGACCATCCGGGGCTTTACATGCTACTTCTCACCACGCGGGAAGCGCACGGTGACTCGATGATGAGTTACCTGATCTACATGGCGATACGCATTCTGGAGATGCGCCGGATCTTGAAACCAACCGGATCGATCTATTTGCACTGCGACCCGACAGCGAGTCACTATCTCAAGCTGGTTATGGATTGCGTGTTCGGGAAAGAGAATTTTAGGAATGAGATTGTGTGGTGTTATGCGGGCGGTGGTGTGCCGCGGAATGATTTTGCACGCAAACATGATATAGTTTTGCGTTTTTCAAAGTCGAGAGAAGTGCTGTTTAATGTGCAATACAGGCCTTACACGGAAGGAACGTTGCAACGCGGTCGGACACAAAACAAAGGAAAATATTTTGACCAAGGGTTGCGAAAGGAAGGTACACCGTTAAATGACTGGTGGATAGATGTTCCCAAGATCACAAGCCCAACCGATCCGGAAAAAATAGGCTACCCTACGCAAAAGCCGATTGCCCTTCTCGACCGCATCATTAAAGCCAGCTCCAACCCCGGCGATATTGTATTTGACCCGTTCTGTGGGTGCGCAACAACCTGTGTCACAGCGGACCGCTTGCAGCGGCAATGGGTCGGCATCGATATTTCACCAAAAGCGGCGGACCTTGTCGTGCAACGCCTCGCTGCAGACGCCCCGGCAGGCCCCTTTAAGGGCACACAAAGCCTGTTGCACGACATCATTCACCGCACAGATATTCCCGTTCGAACCGACCTCGGACCACCGCCGAACTACAGGACGTTCAAACACACACTGTATGGTAAGCAGGAAGGCAAATGCGCCGGCTGCCTAGTGCATTTCCAGTTTCGCAACCTTACGATCGATCACAAGGTGCCGCAGTCCAAGGGCGGCACCGATCACGAAGCCAACCTTCAGTTGCTTTGCGGCGCGTGCAACTCGACAAAGGGTGCTGGATCGCAAGAAGAGTTGATTGATAAGCTCATCAAGGCAGGAATTCGTTAACCCGGATTCGCATAATCGCCATTATGGCACCAGCCGCGCCCCAACCATGAGGCGCGGCTTAGCTTTGCCTCACGGCTGCTGCAGCGGAATGCGCACCCGCACACTGCCGCCGCCAGACCGGTTGTCCGGCGTGCCAAGGCCGACGTAGTTGCCAGACAGATCAACCGAGATGCCCTGTCCCGGCAACTCAACCGTCAAACCGCCCTCGACGCGCAGCTGCAGCCGTTCCAGCGGCACTTCGCCAACGTCCGCCGTCTCGCCCGTCTGCGTGCCGCTCTGGCGCCGTGAGAAGTTCCACAGGCCCTGTGCAGCGATCCGCGGCCTGATCTGCACCCCGCTTGGCGTCTGGTAGCTGTAGGACAGCGCAGGGCCGAACTTCAGCCGGCCCAAACGCACGCCCTGGCTGCCAATGCGCAAGCCCGTGCTGTCCGTGTAGGACTTCGACGTCTCGTCGAAGTAGATCAGCTGGGCACTGGGCTCAAACCGCAGCACGCCATTGGCCTGACCCGTCATCAGATCCCACGTACCCGTGATCCGGGCCGCGGCCAGCCACCGCGAGGTTTTGAACGTGTCCGTGTACGTCAGGAACGGCGAGATGTCGTTGCGCGACGTGCCCCACAAGGCCGTGGCGTCAACAATCACGTTCTCGCTCAGTGCATATTCAACGTAGGGACCGGCCAACCAGCCCTTGCCTTCGACCTTGTAGCCGTCCGCGTTGGTTTCTTCCTTGATGCGGTCGTATTGCGCCACAATGCCGACCAGGAACCGCGGGTTGATCAGGTAGTCCGCCCCGATTTTGAACACGCCAAAGTGACCCTGGTTCTCTGTCAAATGCCCCTTGGCGCGATAGTACGACAGATCCCCAGAGACCCAGACGTCCCAGCCCAGCTTCGGGCTAAGCCCGTTCGGGCCGGTGTCGTAGTCCTGATAAGCGTCTGCGCCGTCATCGCCCACGCCAAGCCGTCGCAGGCTGCTTCTGTAGCGCACACGGCCGTTGTCGTTGTCGCCCGAGCCCGCAACCGCCAAGCCCTGGCGCAGGCCGCCACTGGCGAAGCTGCGGCGCCGCTCCAGCAACCGAGACGGGCTTGTGGCCGCTGTCAGTTGCTCACCGCGCCGGTTGAGCAGGTTGCCAATGATCCGTGCCGTCCGGTTGCC